CCGAAGACATGGAGTTATTAAGAGATATGTTTACAAAAGAAAAAGAATAATATGAGTTACAAAAATGATAAAAAAAGTGTATTTGAAGAGGTTGGTATCATTAAGACGCTTAATGATATACCCGATTCAAAAAGTACCTCTTCTTTTGACTCTGCTAATAGCAATTCAAAAAACATATTACCTTTTTTATTAGAGTTGTTGACTATTGTTTCTAATGATAAAAAAGAAAAAAGAGAAGCCGAAAAAGAGGAAAAGGAAAAAGAAAAAAACGTGGAACGTGGTTTTGATTTTAAACTCCCAGGTAACGGAAAACTTTTACAAAAAAAAAAGGAAGAAAAACCCGAAGAAGAACCCGAAGAAGAACCAAAATGGAAAACAATTGTAAAAAAAATATTAATTAAATTTTTACCTGAATTTATTAAAATATTAAAAGAAGCTTTGATTTTGGGTATTAAAGCCACGTTTAATTGTGGTTCTGATTTTGTGATGCCATCAGGAGCTAATATGTTAATGAATTTAGCTGATATAGATTATAATAATCTATTTAAAATGGACCCCAACGCTGGTGGTATGGCATCATTTTTATTGGGTGATTCATCAAAAGATTTTGATAAGTTTATATACGATACAGTAAGAACACCAAACACCCTTAATGTTTGGCAAGGACCTAATGGTCCATTAATAGATTTAACATATTTTTCTGGGGGTACACAAAACAATCAAATAGATTTTAAAGTAAATCAAAATTATGATGATAAAAATTTTGGTGATTTTTTATTAGATTTTTTTGCAAGTGTAGAATTATTTAGTAAAGAAAAATTTATGGCAACATTATTAGATTTCTTTTTTGGTCTTATTTCTTCACAAACAGACACAACTGTAGAACAATTAATTAATGAAGAAAAAACTAATAAAATTATAGACAAAATTTTAGATACAGACCCATGTTATGATGAAATAGTTTACGATAATTCTTTTTTTAGTTTTAATAATGAAGATTTAGAAGAAATAGAAAGAAGAGCAAGAGAAAGAAAATTGGGTGTAACGAACATAGATTTAGGTTGTGGTATTTTTGAATTTGATTTAAATGACAACACACCTTTATTAGTGGGTTTTTTAGACGATATAAAAAATAACAACAACAACGCACAATTACAAGAAAGAAAAACAATACAATTATTAAATTCAATAGAAGATATTGCTGCAAAGAATTCACCAAGAAATAGTGAAGCAATTAAGAAAAAATTTAATTGGGACATCTTATTAGAATTACCAAAAATTCTTGTAAAAAATTCTGTTATGAAACCAACCGTTGTGGGGATTTATAACCTTTCGGGGTATATAACAACAGCGGTAAATACTACACAAAATACTAGTTTTGATTTTGTTATAAATAATAGAGTATTTGTTGAATACATAGCTAGAGAATCTTTAGCTGTTTTAGTAAAAATAACTTTTCAGGTATGGTTAAAACCTGAAATATTAAAACTTATTGCTAAAATGGTTAAAAAAATACTTAAGAAAATAGCAGAAAAGAAAATAAAAATAATCAAAAGTTACGCTAAAGCTAAATTAGCTGCTTCAGAAGACTCAGGGTTAATAAGTGGTGTACCTGAACCACAAATAAGTGGTGCTAATAACGTTTAAATTGTATGAGTAATAAAAATAAATGTAGGGAATCAGAAAAAATTGGTCAAATAAATTTTAAAAGTTCACGTTCTGTTTTAAATGCAATAAAAAATTTATTTAAAGTACCGAATATACCAACAACAAATTTAATTGATTCAAATATATTAGCGTACACGGGTAGTTTAAAACCTGGCATGAGTCCCGATAAAATTGCGGCAAGAATCATCCAAAGAAAATCTGAAGCAGGTTTACCTGTTGGTCCATTACCTGGGGGTCAAGTATCACCTGATGAGGTAATGGAAAAAATAAGGATGGAAGAAATTGTTAAAGCTTTAACTGAAGACGCTAGAATTGATGTGTGTACAAAAGCTGGTACACAATTACAGGCTACTGGTGGTAATGCGGGAGGTCCTATACAAGTTTTTGGTACTACAATAAACACTTCATGTGGTCATGGGCAAATGTTTTAATTATGAAGGGGTTGGATAAAAAGAGTAATACACAACTATTGGAACTTAGATTTAAATTGGGTCAGGATTTTTATAGAGTTAAGGAAGAAACTATAAAAAAATATGACCATATGAAAAATATAGAAAAGGTTTATAACTCAATTAATGAGGAATTAAAAAATAGAGGTGTAGATGTCTGAAAGAAATGAATCCCTAGGAGAAGGGGCACGTGGTGACGGTTCGATAAAATCAAGAAATCAACAGAAAATAATACACTTAGGTATTGTTATTGATGTTAATGACCCTGTAGCTGCGGGTAGAATTAGGGTGAAGATAAAAGGTTTTGATGATAAACCTGAAGATACCCCACCCACACCATGGTCAAAGTTTGACCCTTTAGTCTGTTTTCCTTTTTTACCTTTACATATAAACATAATCCCAAAAGTAGGTGAAACGGCTAAAATAATTTTATACGATAGTAAAAATGACCAAGCTGTCAGAGAATATGTCGGACCTTTAATACCACAATTAGGTGATAAGTTAAAAGAATCATTAGATTTTCCCGATGCTAAAAGAGGTAGACCTGATTTTCCATTAACTTATGAGAAATCAATAAAAAAAATTGTTACCGCTCAAGGTGTTTACCCTAATGTAGATGAGATTGCAATACAAGGACGTGACAACTCTGATATAATTTTTAAACCTTCAGAAGTTTTGATTAGAGCAGCAAAGTTCCTACCAGACCAACCTACGGTTAGAAATGAAGTGAACCCTGCCTATATACAATTAAAAACAATAAATCCGGGTAAATACAGTACTAATATAGATATAAATGCTACTACTGATACTTTTTTTAAAAAAATATTACAACAAGAAAAATTTTCAGAGACTAGGACTGATATTAATATGGTTAGTAATAAGATTTATTTAATTGGTAGAGACAATAACTCATCAATTGTTAATCCTTATTTTACTGATGAAGAAGAATTTTCTTTAGAAGATAAATTACACCCATTAGTTTATGGTGATATATTAAAAGATTTTATTGAAAAGTTATTTAATTGGGCTAAATCACACACCCACTCTTATCATAAATTACCGCAATATCCAGAAGAACCCGCTTATATTGAATTACAAAGATGGATGACCGAAGAATTACCTAGATTAAATAGTAGAAATATTTTTGCTGGTGGTGATTTTGAAAATAATAAAACAAAATCAACGGTAAATAAACAAGCAACCATATTACCTAATGAAGCTGAAGTTAGGGTTAATTCTGAAATACAAAGGGTTGACGAAATTAATTCACCTTTAATTAGTATAAATGCAGTCAGGAATTGTGATGATAATGAATGTTTAGTTGAATTTGATATTATTAATAATGCGTCTGGTGAAATAATAACTAAACTAGAAGGTAGGGGAGGAAATCAATTATTAGCTTATCAACAAGTTGTGACAGCATTATTATCTTATCTTGTTGCTAATGGTATTAATAATAGTGATGTTGAAATACCTCCTATTAACAAAATAAAAGTTTTCTAAAATTATATCTTTTTTTTAGATATTTATTAGTAAATAAAAACTAATGAGTATATACAGAACTTACTTTGATAAAGATACTGTAATTATAAGAAATTCTTGTGTCAATACAGGCAGAAACCCAATAGTAGAGTTATTTCATGGGGGGTCTAATAATGTAAATGACTTAATTTATACTAGATATATTTTTAATTTGGATTTGACTGAATTAATATCTAAAGTTGCGAGTGGTGAGTATAATTTATCTAATCTAACACATAAAATTAATTTAACAAATACATCTTGTTTTGACAGGGAATTGTATTGTAAAACAGTTTCAAGTTCTTGTGGTGAAGTATCTAGAGCTACAAGTTTTGATTTAATACTTTTTGAAGTACCTGAATTTTGGGATGAGGGTAATGGATATGATTATGTACCAACAACTTACCTAACTTGTGATACGGGTGACCAAGTATATTGTGAATCACCAGCAAACTGGGTTGAACGTGTAGGGTTTACATCTTGGTACCAACAAGGTGTTTATATAGACCCTACTATGTGGTGGCCAGGTTCATCAACAGGATACACAGGAACAACAACCAACTTAGTTAAAGGTGAACAACACTTTGATAAGGGAAATGAAAACTTTTGTGTAGACGTTACTAACTATGTTAATGGTTTAATTTTAAATAGTGTTACTGCTTGTACAATGGGTGTAGCTTTTTCACCAGGTTTAGAATCAGCTCCACAAGAATCTTTTTGTTATGTAGGATTTTTCTCTAGAGAAACCCAAACAGTTTATGAACCTTTTATGGAGAGTGTATATAATGATTTAATAAAAGATGATAGATGTGAATTTTATTTAGATAAAACAAACAGACTTTATCTATTTGTTAATGCTGGTGGTGAAAGAGTTAACGCTACCATAGATTCTGTTAGTATATACGACCAAAATGATAACGTATATCAGATAATACCGGCTATAGATATAAAACAAACAACTACAGGTGTTTATTATGTTGAATTAAACGTATCTAGTGACCCTGTTAATGGTTACTGTGGTAATGTTCAGTTTAGAGATGTTTGGGAAAATGTAACTATAAACGGTAATAACGTAGGTGATATTGAGTTAGACTTCATTATTCAAGAAAAAAATTCTTATTATAATATTGGTTCTAATGATAGAAGTGGTAGAGGCGTTGGTAATGGTAAAAACATATCAATATATGACTATCATTTTTCTTTTAATGGAATACAACGTAAAGAAAAAATAAAACGTGGTGATACTAGAAGAGTTGAGGTTCAGGCTACAATACCTTATACATCTGATTATAAACCTGTTGATAAAATGTATTATAGAATATACATTAAAGAAGGTGAAACACAAATAGAATATCTTCCTTGGGGTGAATTAAATAGAACTGAAGATAGTAACTTCTTTTTAATTGATACTTCTTGGTTTATACCTAATGATTATTATTTAGAGTTTAAATTAGAATCAGGTAGTGAAATTAGAACTTACCACGATATCATACAATTTGAAATTGTTTCTGAAAAAGATTGGTGTTAAATAAAAAAGGTCTGAGAAATCAGACCTTTTTTTTATTAATTTAATTTATTAACTTCTTTAGTGATATCCTCTATGTCATAGTCACCATTTTCCCAAGAGAATTTAAACCCAACCTTAGAACTTTTTTCACCAAGGTTTTTTGTACTTATCCCGTATTTTTTAGCTAAGTCATTAAGTTTTTTCATAGCGGTATCTTTTTCACCAGATTCACCTTTTTCAGCCATAGCTTTTAATTTAATCATTAAACTAATGATTTTATCTTCAAGGTCTTTAGATGGTTTAAATCCTAATTTACCTCTTTCTGAATTTGTGTCCTTATCTCTATTATCACCAGCAGTTTGAAAACCTATAGCTTTTTCATTTAAAAACTTTTCTTCCAATCTTTGATTAGCTTCCTGAATTACTTTTAGTTTATCTCGTCTTTTCATTAGTAAGAATAATTTGAACCATTTCTTCCGGCTTCTCTTACCCTCATATGCTGTTGGTACTTATCCTGTTGTTTTTGTTTTTCTTTCATTTCTTTATGTCTGGCATTATCAATAACTTGGTAATCATTAATTTTTTTCTTTAAATCCTCAAGTTTACCAATGAATTTTGTAAAGTCACTAGAAAATGTATCTATTTCACTATGATAACCGTCAGAACCAGAAACAGCATCAGCGATACCATCTTTAAATTCTGTTTTTAAAGATTCCAAATCTCTACCTAATTTATCAATAACACTATAAGCTGGGTGTTTTGTCATTGTTGTCTTCTTTTCAGGAGTTTTACCTTGTGAAGAATTCTCTTCTTCAGCAATAACTTTTTTAACTAACCTCTCTAAATCTTGCTCGTTAAGTTTGATTATTTTTTTCATTTTAATGTTTTTATATAAATATCCCAGAAAAAAGAAAAATTTTAGGTTTACCCTTTGATTGATTAAAAAAAGATACTTATATTTGTAGTGTTAACGTTTAAGAAAAAAAAACAATTTATATGGCAAGAGTTAAAGATTTAAAAGTACAAAATCCAAGTTACGTAGTAGACGTTATCGAGGTTTTGTCTTCAATGGACCCAAGTAAGTCCAACAAGTACCTACCATTCATGATTAAATGTACCGCTGAATGGGTAGACTGGATTAATAATGAATTACGTAATGAAACATTTAAAGAAATGTTTGAGGTAATCAAAGATTTTGAGGACCTTTCACAACGTAATTTACTGGATAATAAAGATATCTATTCTTACGAATCAAATCAAGATATTATCGAAGCTGTAAAAACGGCTAAAGAAAAAATAACTCGTTCTGAGGTTAAGAAAAAAGAAACCGAAGTTCTTTATGAAGATGACCGTTGGTTGGTTATATTCCCACTTTCAACACGTAGTTCAAACCTTTATGGTAAAGCAACTAAGTGGTGTGTGGCAAGTGAAGACCAAAACTACGGTAGATACTTCAAACAATATACTGAGAACGGTGTTCTAGTGTATTTGATTGATAAAAATGTCAAAGATAGTGAAGCTCGTAATAACATTTTCTCAAAAGTAGCATTTCACAATGACCGTAACAAACAAGACGGTATTACATTGTGGGATGTTGTTGACACACAAATGAACGTTAGCAACGCCATGAAAGTTTATAGTTTGGTCGGAAGTGAGATTATGACCATTATCAATGACAAATTGGAGAACGGACCTACCAACAAAGAGGCCGCATCTAAAAAAGGTATTAAAGAATGATACCAAAAAAAAGGGACTTTTTATAAGTCCCTTTTTTATTTTTAATTAAATAATATTAAATTATATATTAATAAAATTAGCTTTAACGTTACTAAAATCTTTTGTTAATGTTGAAATAGTAAATTCTTGGTCAATAGTCACAACCGTACTACCAATAGAGAAACTAATTGACGCAACTACTAGGTATAACTCATAATCATTTGGACCTAAAGAGGTATTATCAGCAAATATGAAAGCAATAGGAGCCACTTCAAAATCACCACTAGATGAGTCAGTAACAAAACAACCAGGAGCTAAAGGTGTTACAACGTTATCAAAAAGTGTGTCTTGTGCTGACACAGTGTTTTTACCAGAAGAAAGACTGGCCCCAATATAATCACCTTCTATAGTAATTAAACCTAAAGGTAAAACATAAAATCCGGTACTGTCATCTAAATATGCACTACCAACTAACCTGTAACTTTTAACAGCAACGTCACCACTAAATGCAATAGTATCTTGGATTAAAGCAGATTCTTTTGATTCTAATAAAGTTGTGTATACATAAGTCCCACCACTATAACCAAAAGCTTCAACATCGTTTGCTAAAAGTGAAAACTTATTTTCTTCTGTGTAAAGAGAATTGACTTCAACTACCTTTTGGTAAAAATCAGTAGTATCTGTAGCACTAGCCAACGTCAAAGATTTATCTATAAAAGAAAAATATTCAGGTCTAGCTAATAATGCTTTAATTTGAAGATTACCATTTACACCCCTATCTATTAAATAATTAAAGATTAAACCAGCATTAGAATATTTATTTTCTAATTGGTTTAAAAATTCATCTATAGTTAGATTACTGTTACCAGCAACATTATTACCGACTAGTGCGTAAAATTGTTTAGTATTTTTATAAAAGTTCATTTTTTTTTATTTTATTAAATTATTATTTTTTATTGTTTTTAAAAATTATTGAGTTGCTTGTGTTGCTTCCCCTAATGACGGTTTAAAACGTGTCTCTAAAGCTTTTACTACTTTTTCTTTTAGTGCTTTAGCGTTTTTAATTATTAAATCAACCTTTTCTTCGGGTGTATAAGATTTAATTGTTAAAACAATTTTTAAATTTTTTGAATCAAAATTTTCTTTAGTCACTATATTTATACTATCCTCATAACCAAAAATACTTGATGTATTAAAAGTTACTGTTTCTTTTTTTAACACCTCACTAACTTTTTTAATTTCATCTTCGTTATTAAGGTATATAAAACCATCTTTATCTGTGGTCGCTTTTACAATCTCACTGTAAGTAGTTTTTTCTTTGATTACTTTAACCCCATTAAAGGTTAAAACTACATTCTCAAAATTTGAACTTATTTCAATAGGTTTATTATTTTTATCTAATAATTGACCTATTTTTATCTTTTCTTTTATTGTTTCTACTGCCATAATTAAGTATTTGTGTTATTAATTACTGATGTTTGGCTACCAAAACGGTTTTGTAAAGTTCGTTGGAAATTATCTTTTATTCTTCTAGCATTTCGTTTAATAACATCTACTTTTTGTTGTGGTGTTAACTGTCTAATTTCAACAGGTAAAGGTAATTTATCTGGTGTGTCTAAAACACTACCAGGGTATTTAATAAGCTCATTTTCGTACCCACCAGGTTTAACAGCCAAATTAAATTCAGGCTTGTCCTTTACAGACATTGATTGTTCACCAGTAAATTGAATTTTACCACTCTGAACGGAACCAGAAAAACTAACATCCGCTGCCGTAACAAACCATTCACCACCAACTCGTGTTTGTGCTTTATCTCCCTCAAAACATAAACATACATCTTGTATTTCTTGCATTTCTTCTGCCATTTTTTTATTTTTTAAAAAATATTATTTATATATAAATATGTGTTGTCCCTAAGAAAAACGTAAATAAAGTTTATAGTTTGGTTGGAAGTGAGATTATGACCATTATCAATGACAAATTGGAGAACGGCCCTACAAACAAAGAGGCGGCAACCAAAAAAGGTATTAAAGAATAATACCTATCTATCACAAAATAAGGGGGACTGAGAAGTTCCCTTTTTTGTATTATTTATAAAAATCGTTTAAAATATTACCATTATCATCAAATAAAACCCATACACCTAAATTAACGTATTGTTCTATTTCTTCTATTTTATAATCTAATTCAGTACCATCAGCTAAATTAATAAAAGCATCATCACCTTCTAATCTAGTCACCACCCAATAAGAATACTTATCATTATATCTAATGGGACCCAAATCAACGTCACCTCTTTTAAGTTGGGAGATTTCATACTCTTGTTCTAGGTCTACTAAATTATTTTCTCTATAAGTACATTTTTTACCAATAATATCATTAATTGTAAAAATAACCTCACCTCTAGCCCATTCAAAATCATCTTCTTTAGATTCACTTAGAGATTCAAAATAAAGTTCAGTGGCTCTTTTATAAACACCGTTGTTATCTTCATCTTCTTTACCCCATAATATGACATTATCATCATTATGAATGTCGGGTGTAATTCTATATATAGTATAGACTTTTCCTTCCACATATGCGGCACCCCCATAATAATCTGACATACTATTCCTATTAAAACCATGTTTACAAATAAATTTATCACCGACTTGGGGTTCCCATTTTGGTTCTATTTCACGAGCCCAATCAAATTCGTCAACCTCTTCTTTTATGATTTTTTTAAGATTCATATTAATAATATTTTATTAAAGATAATACGTTATCTTTATCTTTCCTAGAGTATTTAACAACCCCAAGATATAAATCCATGCCACCCCAATAAGGGTCGTTTAAACTATCAATATATCTTAAAACTTGTTTTATATAGAATACAGGTCCATAAGCTATTATTGTTTCAGGAGATTCCTTACCCTTTGGTGTTGAAATAGCATAATACCCATTAACTTCATTCTTAAAATTTTGATTAGCCTCGTCAGTATTTAACTCCCCATCAAAATCAAACTCATTGGTTATAATACTTTTTTTGGGAATCCAATCAAAATCATTAATCTCTTCTTTTATAATCTTACGTAGATTCATATTAATAAATATCTTGAACCTTTGGAAAGATTTTCCACACCCCATAGAGGTTGTAAATTATTTAACGACCAACACTCTTGAAAAGATTTATCTTCAGGTGATTGGATATTAAATGAAGTCATAGGTTTAATATGGTCAACATGCCACTCACCATAGTTATCCCATGTCATATCTTCTTTAAATTGGGATTCCAAATGGGTGATTAATTCCTCCAAAGAATAAGGTAATAAATCAAAAGTACTTTTATATTTTGTTACATCTCTTTCTTTTAAACAAGTGTAAACAGCTGTTCTTGTATAACATGCCAATCGATATGATGGGTCGGAATCTTTTTTTGTTTTTTCGTAGATACGTTTGTACTCATTTAAGTCTTCACGATTTTCTTCTCTCCATTTGGTGTGGTATTCTCGTAGATGTTCACGGTTTTTTTCTGACCATATTTTGTGGTTATCACTTTTTCTTTTTTTAACTTCAGGTTTAGAGTGATATTTTTTAGCTGCCTCTTCTTTACCACCAGTCCATTTACGGCCAGATGGACCTAGTTGTACACCTTTATCTTTAAAACTTCTTAAAATAATAGATTTATGATAACCAAATCTATCAGATAATGAAGGTGTACCAATATAGTCTTCATTATATAATCTTATCATTTCTGATAAAACATCTTCAGGTATTTCAATTTTCTTTTTTCCCATATAATATAAATATACCCATAAAATATATTATTGTAAATAATACAAAAAAAAAGAGGGACCGAAGTCCCTCTTAGTATTATAGTTTTAAGAATTTATTATCTTAATTCTCTTACGTCAAATGTACGTAAACCGTCTACACGGATATGGCCGTAAAACCTGTTGTTCACCATTTTTTTGGCGTAACGAGTCATGATACCTTTAACAGGTACAAAGTTAAACGGATTGTACATTGTAGGTGTTAATTGTAGAGGTACATACGGTGCGTAGATGTAACCTGTGTCTAACAATGATTTTCCTTTGTGTCCAATCAATACAGAGTATGCTGGTGCGTAAGGGTCACGGTAGATAGTATATCTTCCTGAAAGTGAACCTACTCTTTCGATACCCATGTTATATTGGTCTTGCTCAGGAGAAGCGTTAGATACGTGGAAGTATTCTAAATCATCAAAAACAGCAGATACTTCAGAAGATACAACTACGAAGTTAGCTCCACCTCTCAATGTAGCTTTGTGAATTTGTGCTGAGATTTGGTTGATAGCTGTTACTAACGTTTGGTTCCAGTCTTTTTGAGTGTAACCGTTGTTGTTAGGTAGTCTCTTCCATCCGTTGTAATCCCAACGTAATTGCCATGCTGCACCTGTACGTAAGTCACGTAAGATTTCACGGTCAATTTCTGCCGCAACTTGCTCAGAAAGTAATGCTGTCAATTCAGCTTCAGCGTCGATGTTGTGGAATGCACTAACATCTTGTGCTAATTCAGGAGTCCAAGTAGCTCTTAGTTTTCTTTCAGTTACAGATACCGTTACAGAATCTAATTCGAAAGAAACTTCACCCATTTGAGATTCCATTTCTAAGTCAGCGTATTGTCTATAAGTGATAACAAAACTAACACCACCTAATGTAGATACACCAACTCCAGGTACGATAGATGTATTACCAGATTGAGCTCCGATATAACCATCAAATGTACCTGATGAACAAGTAATACACTTAGGGTGAGTTAAATCTACTTCAAGATACATAATACCTTCACCAGTACAAATATCACCATAATTAACAATACCTTTACCATATCTTTGTGTTACAACTCTTACAGGAACTTCATCACCTGGAGCGTAAATAACTTCACCATCTTTATCTTTAAGACTACCACCACCGACAGTAACAGCTAAAGAAGCTAAGAAAGCCTCAGTATCCATTTCATTTCCATCAGGACCTAAAAGTCTACCTTGACCATTATTGTTAAATCCTGTTAATTCAAGGATTTGAGTTCTAACAGAACCGTCACCAGCAAAAGCTGATACACCATCTGTAAATTCGTTACCTGTTGTACAAGATGTCCAAATAACTGGTACACCGTTAGTAACAACTAAAGTGATTTTACCTTTTGATTGGTCATATAAACCATCATTGTAAAATCTATCGTAAAGATTTTTAGCACATTCTACATATGTAGTCTCAGGACAAGTTGCGTTATCTACAGAAAGACAAGGTGTAACGATTGGTTCACCGTGCTTATAAACTGTGCTTTCACCTTCAGTAGCTTCGATTCTTTCAGAAATCTTAGGTACAAAGTAGAACAATTTACCGATAGGTAAGTTCAACGCTTGTACAGACACGATGTCGTTAGCTAATAATTTAGAGAATACACGTCTTACGATAGGGAAAACTACAGTTTCAAAAGAACCAGTAGATGCACCACCCGATGTGTCAGTCTCATTGATAAGAACAGATGCTTGGTTTTCATACAACAAAGCCATATTCTCACGTACATGTCCTGTAAGTCCTTCTAAGAACCCAAGGTCATTCCATTTGTTTACAGTTGCCTCACGGATAGCTTTTTGGTGCTTTAATCCGATATTACCAACCTCTCCAGATTTTAATAAATATCCCATTTTTTTTTTGTTTTTTATTTTATTATTATTTTAGTGTTTATATTCGTATTCCCACAATCTTTTCATATTTTCTAGTTGGGGGTCTACATAAACTTTTGATTCAGTAATTTGTGTTGATGAACCACTACTTTTAGTATCATTGAATTTATTTTCAATAGATTCTTTGATTGGAGCTTTAGTTTTAGAAATTTCTTTAACTAAATTTTTGTAGATATTTTTAGATTCTTTAAGAGTTTTTGCCTCATCAAATCTTTTGATGATATCCACCTTCTCGTCTTTAGTAGTTGAGTGTTCAGTAAACAATCTTACTGTGTATGTAAGGTTGCTATTAAAGATAGCTACCTCATTTAATTTATTTCTGAACTCTTTAAGAGCGTCGACCATTTTGTTATAGTCTTCTGTTAAACTCTTATTTTCAGAATTGATAGAACTAACTTTGTTTTTTAGAACTTTGTTTTCAGTCATTAACTGTGTAACTCTTGGTGTTGTTGATTCTCTCATACCTAATTTTTCACGGTTTGAGTTCATGTCAGATGATTTACGATTCCCAACTTTTCCAGCTTTAGATAATGTACGAGGCATTCTACCTTCTTCCATTTCACCATCTTCATCCTTAGATTTATCAGACATGTATTTATCAGACATGTATTCATCATCATCACCTTCTTCATCTTCAGATAAATGAATTTCGTAGATAACTTCTTCACCCATTCTATTAAAGGCTTCATCATCTTCGTTTTCTTCATCATCAAACATATCTTCTTCATCATCAAACATGTCTTCTTCATCATCAAACATTTCAGTGTCGTCAGAACCACCAAGTTCTATTCTGTACTCAGCACCAGTTGCGTTATCTTTGATTTCAATGTTACCTCCGTCTTGAACAACCTCGATTTCATCTTCTGGGCTCATTTTTTTGAACACATTAACTACTTTCTCGATATCTTCCTCACCCGTAAGGTCTACAACATCTACATCATCATCGTCCTCGTCATCTAAATCTAAACCATCAAGGTCGTCATCATCGTCCTCGTCATCTAAATCTAAACTGTCAAAGTCGAATTCTTCATCGTTACCAGCACCTAAGCCGGCTACATCAGAGTCATTGTCTAACTCTAAATCCACATTCTCTTCATCTTCGTCTTCTGTTAAGCCACTCCAATCTCCTAGAGATTCTTTTACCATTTCCTCAATTTCTAGACTCATTGTATGAGCTAGTATTTCTTTCGCGTTGGCTTTGAAAGCATTGTCTATGTGCTCCGCTTCCATAAAAGCTTCATCGATGATAGACTTTCTTGTTTCAGCCATTTTTTTTGTTTTTTTAAACTGTTATTATGAAAAAATAGCGCTTTAAAACGCTAGTTTCTCAAATAAATATGTATTAAATGTGGAAAAGATTGATTTTTTTAAAAAGATTATTTAAAAACAATTGATATTTATTATTGTATGAAGTATCTTATGTCCGACATTGTAAATCAAATTCTAAGTGAAAGAATTGAAAAACCTCATTTAACAGAAAAAAATGGGGATTTAGAAGAAATCAAATTCTTAAAATCTTCTATAGAAAAAAAATTAAAAAATGTTTATCGGGAGATAACAGGCAAAGAATTAACCCTACCTAACATAGAGATTAATATAGATAACTCTATTAAAAAAGGGAAAATAGCTGGTTTTAATCATCCTAAAAATGGTGAAAACGCAGAGATGGGTATTAAAGAAAAGGCTTTAAAAGATAAGGAATATCTAAAATGGATTATAGTACATGAATTAATACATGCGTCCGTTGGGGAAGATTTACCACAAAGTGATGAACATTCGGGTTTATTTAAAAAATTAGCTGATAGAATGGGATTACCTAAAGAATACCAAGATTAAATACTAGGTACAAAAAAAAGACCCATTTCTGAGTCTTTATTTAATTAAGCTGTAACTTCTACCCGAATTACATCCTCAATTGATGATTTAACAGCCGATACAATCTCGTAGTCTAATACCGTACCATCTAGGTACTTGTGAGTTCTTGCTTCAGCTTCAGTACAAGTCATTGCATCAACAAGATACTGTGTTTTGATTTTTTTTATTTTTCCTGTTTCTTCGTTTACATCTTCGAATTCAACCTTGATAAGGAAAAAATTTGTTACTTGGTCTCCCATTTTTAATACTTTTTAAATTAATAATTTATTTACGTATTAATGATAAGGATAATAAATTAAATAGTGAAGTATTAATTATCACTAAATCCTGAACCAAAAGAACTTCTACCATGACCAGCCAATCTATGTTTAAACTCATGACCAGTAATTTGTAATTGTTCACCAAACTTATGTAAAGAAGGTAATAAATCAATTAATAATTGTTTTATTTTTTCGGTGAAAACTTCATCATTACCCATAGCGTCTGAAAAATTAGAAAGAACATCTACTCTTCTCTTGAAAGTGTTTAGTTTTTTAATCATGCTTCTAGCATCTCTAATTAAATCGTCTTCAGTAAATTCGTTTATAACGGTTTCAACCTCTTTGATAAGAGAACCAATAACTTCAGAAGTTTCACTTAAATAACTTATAAAATCATTCTTTGAATGTCCATCCACCACAGCATTAGCTAAACCTTCGATAACGAGTGTTAAGTCATTATATACGTTAGCTAAAGTAGTCATAGAAACTCCGGCATGAATAGACATGATATTTTTATCATCATACCCACCAACTTCCTTAAGTAATTCTTCTTTTATAATTTTACGAATATTCATTAACTTAAAGTTTTTAAAGCTTGTTTAAATTTCACACCAAAACCACCTTTTAAATCCATTTGTTTTAATAATGTCATTATAATATTAACTTGTTCGTCAGCTGATTTAGATTTTAATGTTGTAAGCAACTGATTAAAAACTGTTGAGTCTAACACTTTTCCAGTTTTTGCTTCTGAACCTTGTGACATTTCCTGACCTCCTTGTTCACCTTCTTCTCTAATAATTTTTTGAACTAATTTTTCCAAATCAGCTTCGTTTAATTTAATTACTTTTTTCATATTAATTTTATTTTATTTATTTTTGCTGCTTTGCTTTTAGCTTAAGCTAGCTGCTGCGCGCTTTTATTTTTTATAGTAAAAATTTATTTAAATTGTTTAATAATTTAGATTCATTTTCAGATAAATATAGGTTATCTGCTATTATATTTGAACTACTATTTAATAAATCCATTTTTTTATTAGTAGATTCCGTATAAGGTTTAAGGTCATTCTTATCAGAAGAAATCCAAGAACCTGGAGTTGATGGTGAAGTTACAATATCCCAACAGATTAACTCAAAGTCATCTTGAACTACATTCTTACCACCTTCATTTTTAAGTGAACCTACACCTCTAGATGAGATACCTACGGTCCAACCTTTTCTAATCATATTAAGAACTTTATCACCAACTGATGAAATAATTCCCATTTTATGATATCCTGGTGTTGTATCTAATTCTAATGTACCCATTAGAGTTTTGCCTTCCCACCATAATTCAGTTACCATATGTGATACCCTTTCACCATCAATAATAGATGATTCTGGGTGGTTTAATTCACCCAAAGAAGTACCCATTTTGATAAACTCTTGGTATCTTTTAGCTTCTCTTTCTAAGATATCTTTAGGGTAGACCCTACCGTTTTTATTTTCTACACCCCACTTTTGTAGTACGGCATATATTTCAATTTTTTCAGGTAAAGGCCCGTCCATAGTGAAATTCATTCCAGACTTAAATTCTCTAATTAAATTAACGTTTGAACAAACGCCATCTTTGCAAGTTAATTCAGGTTTAATATACCCTGAATCATATTCAACTAAAAAACCTGTACCTTCTTCACCTGGTTTTAATATTTTCATATTTATACTTTTTCTTATAAATATGCTATATTAATCTTTGGAGCAAAAAAAGAGGGGTTACTACCCCTCCTTTTTATTTTTTTGTTTTATAAAATTCAAAAGTTTCGTCTTTTTCAAAGACATCTGATATTATTTTTTGAGATATGGACTCAATCATTGGTTTCATCTCATCTGAATTTATAGGTAAAAATGGTTCTTTTTTAAATAAAGTTATTTCAACCGACATAAAACTTCTTTTATCAAAATTAATACCTGATGAAGCCATATTAAAATCTACTATTGATTTTGTTTTGTGGAATTCGGTATCGTTTAAAATTTCAAACAACTTACTTTTTACTCTTTTTGATTTTTTCTTAATGATATTATCGTAATTTTCTAAACCATACTCTTTAGGTTTTCCCCACGCGGATATTTGGATATAAATAGATTTAGGTTCTTTGTTATCTACTGTACCCGATATTACGTTATATTGGTATGGGGTTTCTACTCTCATTTCTTTACCTCTTTTCATTATTGAATTGTTTCTGCCACTGTGTTATACACGGTATCTAACATTCTTAAAGAAACCATATAAGGGTCACAATTTGACGCCGGTCTTCTATCTTCAAAATAACCACATCCGTCAATTATTGCTTGAGCTGGAATTCTAATACTTGTGTCTCTTGTACTATATCCATAACTAAAATCGTGAATACTAGATGTTTCGTGTTCACCACTTAATCTTTCATTGTTATGTAAACCATAAACTTTAATGTGTTCTTCATGATTATTTTTGAGTTTTTCCATGGTATCCTCAATTATCTTCAAACCACCTTCTTCACGCATTTCTTTTGTTGAAAAATTAACATGACATCCTGAACCGTTCCAATCACCTTTTAGTGGTTTTGGGTGTAAAGATACGTTTACATCGTTTTCTTCTGCCACACGGTCTAAAATATATCTAGAAACCCACAATTGGTCTGAACCATTTAATGGTGCCACAGGTCCGATTTGATACTCCCATTGACCTAAAAGAACTTCGGCATTAATACCAGAAACCTCTAAACCTATTTCTAAACATTTTTCCATGTGTTCCTCAACAATTTTACGACCAACAACTGTATCTGAACCGATACCACAATAATAGTCCCCCTGTGGTCTAGGTAATCTAGAGAGGTCACTAGTAAAACCTAGAGGTAACCCTACACCTTCCCCAAAAGGCATTGATGGTTTATGGGTTAACGTATATTCTTGTTCCCAACCAAACCAAACATTACTCTCAATGTTTTTATTTTCCAAAATAAACTGACTTAATTTATACCTAGTATTACTTTTATGTGGTGTACCATCAGGATTCATTACCTCACAAAAAACCAATAAATGGTTTCCACCTCTAAAGGGGTCTTGTTTTACAAAAACTGGTTTAAGTATACAATCTGTATTTTTACCTTTACCTGCTTCTGCTTGATTTGTTGAGCTACCGTCAAAAGACCACAATGGGTACTCTGACGCTTTTAATGTATCAGCTTTAGAAACTACTTTTGTTTTACTCCGTAATTGTTGTGGTTGATTACCATCCAACCAAATGTATTCTAATAAAATTTTATTCATATATAATTTTTTTCTTAATTATACTAATTTTTTAACATAAAAAAAAGCCCCCCTAAAATAGGGAGGCTTTATCATATTTTTTAATAATAATATTAAATTTTATTTATTTTCTTCATTATTTTTTTGGTATCTTTCTATACCCAAGACACTATTTAATTTTTCAATTATTTTTGTGATTAATGTTTTTTTATTTTTTTCACCAGTCAGAGAACCCAAATTTTCTAAAACAGAAATTAAATATTCTAGTGTAACATAAATAAATAAAGTACCATGTAACCAAACAAAAAACCCTTTAGCCATTGTAGATAATACATCATCCTGACCACTGTACTCTAAACCAATACTATTGGTTATAAACAATAAGGACATCCATACAAAAACTTTTAAACCAAACCTACTAAATTTGTGTGATTGTATTTTTTCTCCTCTTGCTCTTGATGCTGCTATACCAGTAATTAATTCTAATATTACAAGTACAACAAAGGCTAAAACAGTTAAACCTTGTAATCCCATTGAAGTTTCTATGATACTAGATATTCCTGCTATAGGTAGTGTTATTGTTAGTAAATTAGAATGTACTATTGAATTATTAAAATCGTGTGTACAGTTAAAACCAAAATTGTTAACAATGTAATTAAAAAATCGACTAATCATTTTTAAGATTCTTTTTCAATTCATACAGCCTTAAAACTTTTTCGTTAAAACTGTCGTTATTTTCACTCATCTTGTAAATAACATCTTTAGTTTCTAGTAGTTTTGATTTTACTGTTACATTGTCCCCGTAATCATCTAAATGTTGATTAACTAGTTGGATTGTTTCCTTCACCAAATCAGACACTAAAGTTTTTGTTTTTTCTTCGTTATTTTCACGCAAAACCTTTAAAATCTTTTTTTCTTCCTCAGTTAAGGAATCATTATATTTTTCATTAAATTTATTTACAGCTACTTCTAGAAATTTCCTAGGGTCAATATTTTTTCTAACATAAGATTTATCTTCTGATTCTGAAATAGTTTCTTTATCAGACATTAACCAAGAAATAACATTAGTTCTAGATTCATGTAGTTTGTCTATTGTAGAAACACTTTTCTTGGTTGTTAGTAAATTTTGTAAAGATTCGTGTAACCCTTTTGTTTTAACCCCACTCAAATCAATATTATATTTTTCTAATAAAGAAATTAATTTTTCTGATTCTGTAGATATGGATTTTTCACCTCTAAAATTTTCTAATAAAGAAATAGATTCTTTTAAATATTCATTAGCCGCTGTTTCACTTTTTATTGTTTTACCCTCGATATTCTTGTAAACAATAAAGGTTGTTCTAAGAGTTTCGTTTTCTTTAAGTATTTTTAAGAAGTTTTTATATAAGTCTTTTCCTGATTTATCTTCAGAAATGTAAGATTCTATTAACTTCTCAACGAATATATCTTTTAATGTACCAAAGTTCATAATTTTATTTTTAAAATAAATATGCTTTAGCTACCAAGTATTTCATCATCACCTTCATTAAGTAACAAATCTATACCCTTAGTCATCATTAAAATATCTTCATTTTTCTTTCTACCTTCAAGTAATAATTTATTAATTACATTCTCATCACCTCTAAAGCTTTCACCAAAACCACCAACTTCTTCACCTCCTCCAGCTTCTTCACCGCCTCCAGCTTCTTCACCGCCTCCGAAACCTCCAAAGCCTCCAGCTTCTTCACCACCTCCTAAACCTCCAAAGCCTCCAGCTTCTTCACCGCCTCCAAAGCCTCCAGTTTCTTCACCACCAGTTTCAGTCCCAGCCGTTTCATCTGATTTAACAGGAATTTCACCATAAAGTTTATCAACGTTCTTAAAGAATCCTGTGTTTTTGATAATTTCAGCAGTATTTTCAAGTTCCTTAGCTGCCGCTCTTTCAAGTCTTTGTTGTTCTAAATCTTCTAAGATTTCATCATTAGACCAATTAAAGATATTTTTTTTAGCCCATGTGTGTGATGTTGGAGCAATTCCACCATCAACAGCACTAACAAGGTCTTTATACAACAAAACTTTTTCTTTCCATTGTTCAACTTTAAGAACTTCACCTTGAGTAGATGGATTGTTAAGGACTAGTTTAAAATTATTTAACTCATCGTGGAAACCTAAAATATATAAATGGATAATAGCTATTTTATTTAACTCTTGAACCATAGCCTGTTGAATTCTATTTATGGTCCTAGCAAATCTAATATCTAACATAGCTAAATTACCACCCTCACCAACGACATCATCAAAACCTAGGAAAGTTTTTGGTACTCTTAATGCTGTAACCATTTTTCTTTGGATAAATTGAATATCTGCAATTTGGTCTAGGTTAGACGCACCCGCCAACGTTTCAATTGGACTAGAAGCGTTAGCATCTCTTACAGGTACAAAGTAATCTTGGTCAACTGCCAAAGTATTATATCTTAAATCTACCTGACCTGTTTGACTATCAGCTTTTTGTGTTCTTTTAAATTTATTAGCAACTTTTTGTACGTAAGCTTCAACATCATTATCATCAATGTTACCTACATAAACTTTAAATACTCTTCTTTCAGGTGCTCTAGTTACACGATAAACTAACATAGCGTCTTCTGCTAAAAGAAGTTGTTTCCATATTCTCCTTACTTTCTCTAATACCGAAGTACCATAAGGTAATTTTCTATCATCACCTAAAAGTCTAAAATGAGCTATTTCCCAAGCGTTAAACTCCATGGTTTTATCTCTCCAAAAGAATTTAACTTGTTTTTTCTGTGTTTCTTCTTTTGTTTCTTCTTTTTGAGCTTGAAAAGGGAATACGCCTGTTTCTTTTCTTTCAATATCAATATTTGTTAATTGAGAAGAACCAACAATACCATCCCTGTAATCTATTTTTAAATAAAGAAAGTTATCACCGTATTTACATGTATTTCTAGTCCACATCGGTAAATTTGAGTGGATGTCCATTACATTAAAGAATAAATCTTCTAAAACTTTTTTAATTCTAGATGAATCAGAATAAACACTTAAAATTTTACCTTGTTCGTTTAATGTACAAGATTCTTCTGACATAATATCTAAAGCGACAGCAATTTCAGGGGTAAACTCCATTGCCTCGTAATCCATATAAGAGGCAACCCTAGAAGTTTCATAGTAAATCGCTTTTTGATATAATTCACTATCTACTTTAGCCCATTGACCTTCTAAGTATTTTTGTTGTTGTCTTTGTAATTTTTCTTTCTCAAACTCCTCTCTGGACTTTGTAACAATTAAATCTCTATCACCTAAAGCGTATTTGTTATATATGGTATTGGCTTTTATACCACCATTACCTTGACCAAAAAGGTAAAAGAGTTTTTGATATACCGTTAAATTTTTATTTTCTTCTGCCATTTAAAAAAATGTTTTTTATATTATAAATATTATTAATAAAGTTAACCGACACTTTATTAATGTGAATGTTATTCGTATTAAACTTACTCTACATAGTCACAATCTACATAACCTAAATGACCTGTAAGGTCTATTTCGTACACATATTGAACTAAGTTATCGTATTCCCCAAAACAGGGTTCTTTTACAACTTTAACATTAACTTTAGTGTTGTTGTTATTAGCTCTATCTGTTGGAGGACAAAACTTATTATAAACTGGACCAGCACCTTTTCTTACATTACATTGTCTATTAAAAGGTTTGTTTGACGATATTCCCATAATATTATTTTTTAAATCCTTTCATCCCACTAAATAACCAAGAGTATTCCTTAGTTTGTTCAGTAGTTATTCTATTATTATCTTTATTTCTACTATCTGTATAAAAACCTGTACCAATAACTTCATTTAAAATTGGATTCTCTTCTATAGTACCAGTCTCAACAGACCAACTGTTAATCATTGCCTTTGCCTGACCTTTAGATTTTTCCAAATCTTTAAAAGAGGTCATAGCCACAAAACAACACATACCAATACACATTAATAAGTCATCGTGATAACCTCTCATGTGGTCTGGTCTACCATTAATATAGACAAACGTCTCTATTTCAGCTAACATTCTTTTAGAACGAATCTTAAACGAATCCAATCTAATAGCCTCTTCTAATTTAGAGATTATGGTATTTCTATTTTTTTGAAAGTTTAACCCAGGTAGTTTACCCCTATCCATGTGTTTTTGTAAGGCTCTGTTATTTTCAACAGAATCAATACCAACGGTAACATCGTAATACAGTCTTTTTTTAGGGTAACCTAATTCAATTAATTTTAATACAACAGAAGCACCCCATCCACCTGTAATATCCACAACCACAAATGCGTCATATGAACCACCATAATAGTTAGCTATCTCACCTAAAACATCGGGTGCTACTTTACCGTGGTATTCAGCTACTTGATTACCTGTTGTATAATCCCATACACAAATACCTGCAAAGTCATCAGAAGAACCTGAAGAAGGGTCAGCAGACAAAATATATTCATGTTCAGGTATAGGGTCTTCCCATATCCACATGTTACCATCAACCCACTCTTTTCTTATTGGTTCTCTAACATTATCTCTTTCTTGTCTAGATTTGTATTTATCATCAATTACACTATCACCTGAACCAACAAAAGAACATAATAACTCTTGTGCTATTGACCTTGCGTTGTGATTAAGTTGTGCACACATATCGTCAAACCATTTTGACCTTGGTACATACCCCTTTTCAGCCATTTCAGGCCATTTTTCTTGTGGGACAACAGCATCAGGGCCAAATCCACTTTTTGGGTCCTCAATATTTTCTATAATATCGTTATTCTTCTCATCCCTAAGAACCCAAGACATCCCAGAACCATCATTTTTACCATTATAACGAGGGTCTTCATACCACTTCATCGAAATTATGTTAAAATTATTTTTACCTCTTTCAGCCGTTACATAAGCTTTATGGTATAAAGGGTCATGTCCGTTTGGTGTTGAAATAAGAATTGACCTACCACCAGTTGAAAGTGACGGTTGTGCGGCAGTATAAAATTCCTCACCCCTATGACCTTCGATAAAGGCGGCTTCATCGACAACAATGAATGACGGTGTATAACCTCTAAGTGCATCTTTTGAAGAAGCAACAGCTTTTACTTCAGAACCATTCCATAATTTGTAATGTGAACTAGAGTTCTTTTCGGGGTTAAACCAACTATCAGAACCCGCTGGTCTGTGAACATCCATCCAACCAGGTAACTGCATTGTAAAATCTTTAATCTTTTTTAAGAATTCTTTCGCTGTTTCTTGTTTATTTGCCGCAATAAGAATTTTTTGGGTACTTTTACTTGACGCTAAAGCGGTTACAATTGCTAAATAAGCCGCGGTTGTAGTTGATATACCTGCCTGTCTTGGTTTCATCACTATATTGTGATGATGATTTTTATATGCCTCAATTAACTCCTTTTGTCTAGGAAATAATTTAAAGGCAACAAATCCCTTTTGTGTTCTATCCTCTGTCTCAAGGTAATTTTCTATAGCATAAATAGGGTCTGTTAAACACTTACCTATTTCATACATCATTTGTCCTTTACTTAAACTCATGCCAATAAATATCATCAGGCATGAAAAAACCCACCATAGTAGCGAACTTGGTGGGTTTTAATAGTCCGTAGACTATAACGGTCCTAATCCGTTCTCTTTATCTATTTTTTAAGATATCTCTAATTTCTGAAGCAAATTCATAGTCCTCATCTTCAATAGCTGACTTCATTAAACCTCTAAGTTCATCATCAGTCATATCATTAAGGTCTTTAGGTTCTTCAGGACCCTCTTTTTCACCACCTAAAACAGTAGGGTTAGTTTCTTCTTCATCCTCATCAGGAGTTTCTACATCACCACCATCTTTATCATCATCATCACCGTACATACCAAAAGTATCGTCGGAAGCTTCACGTCTTAACTCTTCAGCCGCTTCTTCAGCTATTCTTTGAACTTTCATTTGTGAATCTGTTCTATCATTTGATAATCCCTCAATAATACTATTAAACTCATCATCTGAAAGTTCTTGCATCATATTCCATGTCAAAGAAATAACTTCTTGATTATCAGTTGGTATTTGTCTTACAAATTTTTCCCAAAAGATAGTACCTAATCTAATATCATTAGTTTCATTATCTAAATTATCAGTTTTATCTAGGACATATTTTCTTTCTTCAGCATCAACAGGTAGGGACCATAAAGACATTAATTCAATAACACCTTTAGCCAATTCATGTAAAAGTACTGGGAATACCACACCTTGTGCAATAATTTTAGGAACTCCATTAGGTTGGTCAGATAATTTAACTCTAACATTACCTGCGTGAATACCTTGTCTACCCTGTGTTTTAATGTCTTCATCATTCATCATCCAGTAAGAAGCGTCATTTGCAGCCATAAGATTAGCGTAGTTTTGACTCAATCTAGGATTCTCCTGTCTTAATTGGTCGTCCATGTGGTGAATGTTTTGTGACTTTCTAGCCGCACCGTGCATCATAGCGTTAGTGTACTTTCTTCTTTTAATTTTAGGTTTCATTTGTACCTCAGTTTTTCCTTGTGGAACAGGACTAGTACCTTTATCAAATTTAAGACCTTCTCTTTGTATATCACCAATCTTAACACCCAATTGTCTAGACATTTGGTTTATAGTTGCCTGTGGGGTACCACTAGGTAAACCTAACGCTTTTTGTGGGACACCTGTTATGGTCGCATCAAATTCAACAGCACCTTCAGGGATGTTGAATTGTTTACGAATCATTTCAACAGCCTTTGTTTCTAATCTGTCGATACCGTAAGCGTATTCTTCTTTAGCCGCATTCATCAATGAACTAGACATTAATTGTTGAACATCATCAAAAGTAACTCTTTCTTTACCTGTTTTTTGTCTAATAGCTCTAGCTATTTCTTCAAAAGATTGATTAGCCATTTGTTTAGCTAAATCTGAACCTAACAATTCAGAATACTCATTTGTACCACCTTCAAAACTACTGTTTACGTCTCTATTCATATCCGCTTCAAATATTAATTTATTTTGTATCGACTCAACAATCTTAGCTTTTGTCATTATTGGATTTTGAGTCTCTACAATGATATTAATAATATCTGATTCAGACAAATCAATTTTGGAATAGTTTTCAACAATAGATTTAAAATCTTTTGCTTTTATAATTCTACTTTCACGCATACCACTTTCCATGTCTTTTATATAATCTTCTTTTTGTTTAATATAATCTTCTTGGTTTTTTATAGATTCTTCCTGATTTTTTATGGCTTGTTCTTTTTCTTTATTTTGTTGTTTTAAACCATTCACTTGTTTTGTAAGAACTGGTTTTTGTCTTGTTAAAGCATCTGCTTGTGTTTTTGGGTCGGTAACGTCTTCTGCTTTATTACCTTGTGCTATTACTTTATTATTACCCTGAATTGCTGATAATTTAGTATCTACGTCAACTTCAGATGCCTTTAAAGTTTCTTTATTTACCTCTAAAGATTTTTTATTATTTTCTAAATTTTGTTTCTCTTGTTCCAAACTTTCTTCGGCAGATTTAAGTACAGCTTCCTTATCCATCTCATCAGCTTCTCGTAAAAAATATTTTTTTCTCATCATTTTGTTACTTTGTTTTCTTTATATTTTAATACAAGGTCATACTCGTATAGTTGTTCATCAACAGATTTTTTTGTGTCCCCAAAACGGAATATTCTTCTTTGTTCTGGATAATCTTCATCATCTTGTAGTTTTTCCCAACCTAAAGCTATAATACCTTCTACAGCATTATAAATATCACGTACACCATCTTCTTGAACTAATTCCAAATCAAATTCGTCAGTTTTAAGTGAACCAACTAGTTTAATGATATTTTCGTCGGGGGCTAATTCTCTTGTTTCGGTAATAACAGACGATTCATACCAAGATTCATCCCATTCCCATTCAGTTGAGTCTGAGAATAAAAATTCAAACATATGTTCACCTTTAAATGTTTTACCAATTCTGTTTATATAAATTAAATACATATACTATAAATATTAGTCTTGAGCATAAAAAAACATAGCCTTTTTAGACTATGTTTTTTATTATTTTATTTCTTATTTATGAGAACTTAACGTCACCTTCATTATTATTAGGCCTTTTGAATGGATTACTGTCAGGTCTTTGAGGTTTTTCAAATGGATTACGGCCAGGTCTTCGAGGTTTGGGATGAGATGGCTTAGATGTTTTATCTTCATCCCCCATAGGTTTTTCAAATGGATTACGGCCAGGTCTTCGAGGTTTGTCATGAGATGGCTTAGATGTTTTATCTTCATCCCCCATATAACTCATATAACTTCTTCTACCTCTAGCTTTTGGACCTGGTTCTTCTCCTGGCGTAATGTGAGGAGGTGGATTAAAAGGCCTTCTAGATGGTCTATCCTTATCAGGCGTTTTAGTCGGCGTTCCAGGAACTGTCTCAGTTCCACGGTCAGGTTTTTCAGGTTGTTTTGCTGGAGCCGGAGCCATTGTAGGGTCATAATTATTTAATCTTCTACCTCTAGCTTTTGGACCTGGTTCCTCACCTGGCGTAATATGTGGGGGAGGATTAAACGGTCTTCTAGAAGGACGTTCTCTATCAGGTGTTTTAGTAGGTGTTCCGGGAATTGTTTCAGTTCCACGGTCAGGTTTTTCAGGTGCTTTTTCTCTTTGGGGTCCCATATCTTTTAATTTTCCTTCTTCGTCAAAAGTTTCGTCAAAATCTGATAAAGAGTCAACTGGTTCACCAATAAAATGTCTACCTCTCATTGTACCAATTTCAAGACTACCAATAGAGTTAATTCTAGCCTTTAATAATTTTTTACTACCGTCTTTGATATCAAAATAGATTGTAGATTCTTCAGGGTCTTCTGTTTTATCAGCGTGACAAAGACTTAGTGTAAAACCATATTCCGATGCCATATCCGACAAATCTTGGTAAGCAATTTCTTGTTCATATGTCTCAAATTTATCTGTTACATCAGACATATAATTACCATATCCACGATTCATGTTATTATTTTCTGAATACTCTAAATTAGGATTATTTCTCATATTTAGGTTTAAACCATATAAATTTTCATCATCATAATCTAATAATAATTCACCATCAACCATATTCTCATCACCACCAATATGAGGGTTGTCTTCTCCCATGTATGATTCGTAAGAAGGTGTTGAAACAAATCCAGCCATTTCCATATCCAGCAACCAATTATCTAATTCTGAATCTGAATAACTTTCTTTTTTCTCTTTCATGTAAGAATCGTGTGTACCATCACCCATATATCTACGATAATTACTTGTGTCATTAGGATTTATAAATTTTCCTTCACCCTCACACCATTCACAAGTTTCATCAGTGAATTCATCATAACCCGAACCATTACAATGTGTACATGATTTATCGTCCATATAAGACATATAAGAAGATTCCTCTACAGGTTCCTCATCACCAAAATCAAAAGACTCTTCATCAGATTCTTCAGGTTCTTCTTGTGATTTCTTTTTTATTGTACGAATAATATCTTTTTTATCTTCAGAATCCATATTTTCTAAATCCATAGCAGATAAAACTGATTTAGCAACCCATTTTTGCATATCAGAAGATAAATCCTCGACATCTCTAATTTGTTGACCCAATTTACCTGTGGTACTTTGAATATCTTTGATATCATCATCACCAAATTCTTCTACATCAGTATCGTCTTCTTCGGAATCAACTCCCTCATCGTCTCCACCAAAATCAAATTCACCGTCTCCTGTATCTTCAGTATCATCACCGAAGTCAAATGAATCATCACCAGTATCTTCAGTATCTTCATCTCCACCGAAGTCAAATTCACTATCCCCCGTATCTTCAGTATCATCACCTCCACCAAAGTCAAAACCACCTTTATCAGAAGTTTCCTTTTCTTCAGAGTCTCCACCAAAGTCAAAACCACCTTTATCAACTTTTGGTTCAGCTTTTGGTTCAGTTTTTTTGTTTTTTAATTTTAAAATAAATTTTTTCTCATTTAAAACATCTGATTCTAACAAATTAACATTATCTACATTATAGTGATTATTAATTTCTTCAAACATTAAATTTAAATGTTTAACCGCCTCTTCATAAGAATAAAAAGATTTTTTTCCCTTATTAACTATACCACCAATGTAATCAAAATCAGATTCATTGATATTATTTTTAGAATCAGCGTTCTTTATATAATATTTATTTTGTTCTCTTACAACAGCATATATTTTACCGTTTACAGATTCTTTAACCAATTCAAAATTAGATAGACTCATCTTTTCTTCTTTAATCACTGGTTTAATGTTAGAGAGTTCCAACATTCTATTTAATAATTTTTTATTCATCTTCTATTTTTTTTTATCCTCTTATATTCCAAGTACCATCCGTGTTAAGACCGTTTTGTCCAGCAGGTCCTTCTGCAAAAGCTTCTGGTTTTTTCTTACCTAATAAAGCAATTCCCGAACTACCAGCTATATCTGTAGTAGAATTAACAGTTAGATTTAATACTATAGGTCCAGCCGAAGGTGAGGGTAATGTAACACCTTTATATACTAAAGTAGCTCCAGCGTTAACATATATTTGATAATACGTGTATGCTGTATATGTAGCTCCCGAAGGTAAGTGTAATGCATAATAACTATCCATAATTTTCTTTTTCTATATAAATATGTTTAATCTTCAATAAACCACCAATTACCGTTTAAAATCTTCTACTGATTCGACTAAAGGGCCCGTATAATCTATAATTAATTTATACACCCCTTTAAAATAATCGTTTTCTATCCAATTGATTAAGTCTTCTTTATACTCAAATTCAGGAATACTTACAAATCCTAAATGTCCGTAATCATCACCGTAATTTTCATCATAATTTACTGGTACATTATCAGCACCATCCCAATAAGGTGTTGCAAAAATAAATAAATGTGGTACATCTTGATTTCTCCATTCAACAACTCCTTGAAAACCGTCCCAAATAACAGACCAACCCTTATAAACGGGTTTTTCTTTTTTAAAATATTCACCAACTATATCATATTCAGCACTTCTATATGGTTGTTTTTCTATTAATGTTTTTGTTTCTACATCTTTTATCCATTTAAATGGGTCATCTTCAATTGATTCTAAAAGGGAATCAATTTTTTTTGACTCACGCATTGATTCTAGTGTTACCGATTTATCGTAAGCAACTGTCTTAATATCATACAATCTATCCAACATTCCATTTCTACGTAAAACTTTGAAAACAATATTTTCTACTGAAAATTCACCACCAGACTCTAAACCTGATTGACGCATTTTTTTAATTTTTTCCGTTAATTTTTCAACACCTTTAACAGCAACATCATAATCACCATCATTTAACTCATCATATAAATCTTCAATACGGTCCATAATTCCGTTAGCCTTATCTTTTACAGATTTATCGTTAAAATTAATTTTCTTGTTTTGTGGTTTTGTTACCCATTCATTATTTAATATTGAATAAACTCCTGTTGAGTGGTGTGATTCATTTATATCTTGTACATATAATTCAACGTCATAATCATAAATTTTAACGTCATGTTCCTTATTCCAATTAGAGCTTTTAGATTTAAAAAAATCTTGTACTAAATCTTCATCAACAGGGACATCTTTATAATCGATTATAATATGTAAATCAACGTCAGAGTATTTTGACCAATTATAATTAGCCAAACTACCTGTAATACAAACATCTTCAATGTCAACCCCAGGTATTTTTAAACTCTCAAAATAATCATCAGCTATTTTTAAAAGATTTTTTTTAACTTCGGGTTTCATTTTTTGATTTTCATCCCAAATTTTAGGATTTAATTCATCATTCATTGTAAAACCACCCAAGTCAATTTTTCTATTAGCTTTTTCGACTTCTTTTTCATTTATATTCATATTCATAAATATCATGATATTTATTAAATGATAATGAGAAATACAATTAAGAAAATATTAAAAGAAGACAACGATTTTGATTGGGTTAGGGAATCTGAACCAACCTCAAAATCTGAAATAGCTAATAAACTATCTAGATTTGATGATTTTGGTTTTTATATTTTTAATACCGAAACTAGTCCTTTAGTTAATTCTATTTATAATCTTGGTTTAAACACTATACAATTAGATAGTTTAATTAAATCATTATATGAATTTGGTTATAATGCTTATGAAAGGGGTATAGATACAGGGAGTCAAAATGGTTATAGTGAAGGTGAATCCCAAGGGTATGATATGGGTCATCGTGATGGATATTCTGAAGCTAAACGGGATATGGAAGATAAGTTAGAAGAAAAATACGAGAAAGGTTATGACGAAGGTTATGACGAAGCTATCCAAGACGGATATCAAAAAGGTTACGAAGAGGGGGTTGAAGCAACTTATTATAAAGCCTTTGAAGAAGGTAGAGCTTATGAAGCTGGGTTAGATGTAGAAGATTTTGAAAGAAGAGAATCTGGATTTGACCCTTCTGACTATGATGAAGATTATGATGAAGACTACAATGAAAATTAATAATATGAGAAGAAAAAATATTATACTAACAGAATCACAGTTACAAAGATTAACTGAAATAAGAATTCAGGAATATACTGCAAATGAAATTGTAAATATTTTAAGTTCCATTGATTGTACGGGGGAAAGTGTAAAAACCCTAGTATCAAGAAAATTATCCGAACTAGGGTTTGAAGAGATTACAATTAAATTTTTAGGTTACGGTGGTATATCAGATGAACTTAAATATATTGTTTACACTGAAGGACCTGTTTTTGTTTTTATTGCGAAAAGTAAGTCAGATGTTAACCCTCCATGTATGGATATTGTAGATGTAGTATCTTACACAAAAAATTAAACAATACCTTTTATTTCCTTAATTTGTTCTTTTAAAGGAGAAACGTCTATATTATCTAATTTTTCGTATACATATTTACGTAAAGTTTTATTAAAAACTTCTCCTTGGCTTTCAGAAACTTCAAAACGAACATAATCCCTTTTTAAAACTTCTTTATAAAGGTATTTTGTACCCGCTTTAAATGTAATAGCTAAAGTACTTTTAGTTTCGTCGTATTCAGACATTATAATGTTTGATGAGTCAATTAAACACTCAACAACACCATCTTCTTTTTCTATTTTTTTTACTACCGCCATATTAAACCCCTTTATAAGATTTAATTGAATTTATTGGTAATATGTGGCCTTCTACATAACCATTTCCAGCATCATCTTCTTTTTGTAAATGTAATACCATATAATCACCTACTAATTGAAAAGCTGCCTTTTCGTAGGTTACTGAATGTGTACCCCCATCAAAATCATCATCACTATTGGGGTTATTTTTAAAAATAATTGTTAATTCTTTATACATACTTTAAATATAATAAATAAATTGTTATAATTCTTTTATTGAGAACTGTGTTAACTTTAATTATCTTGTTAAAAAAAGTCAATTCAGTTGTCTATTTTAAAAAAAGTAATTATACTTGTTGTGTGAATGAAACCCATAGGAGAAAAAATTAGATTAATAATACAGGAATCATTTAGAGAGTCCGTTAGATTAGGTGGGAGTGATATTAGTCCAGACCATATAGTTTTAGCTCTTTTTTTTGATAACAACAATAGTGTTACTGATGTTATAAGAAATATGGGTTTAGATGTTGACGAATTAACTTCAAAAGTCGAATCTTACATAAGATTAAAAATTAAAAACCCGAAATATGAAATAAAATTACTACCTTTGAGTAAAAGTTCTAAATCTGTCTTAAACATAGCAGAACTGGAATCAGATAAATTAGGGGATAAACACATTGGGGAAGAACACCTAATGTTAGCAATTTTAAAAAATAGAGAACTTGATTGTACTAAAGTTTTGGAACATCAGGGTCTTGATTATAAAAGTTTTAAACAAAGATTAATAGAAATAAAAAAACAAATTAACATGAGTGGAATTACAGACGATTACGATGAAATGGATGGTTTAAAAGGTAAGAAGGGCAGTACTAAATCCAACACACCTATTCTGGATAATTTTGGTAGAGATATTACCGATATTGCTGCAAAAGGTGGGATTGACCCAATTATTGGTAGAGACGATGAAGTTGAAAGAGTTGCTCAGGTATTGAGTAGAAGAAAGAAAAACAACCCAATCTTGATTGGTGAACCAGGTGTTGGTAAAACAGCGATTGTAGAAGGGTTAGCTCTAAAAATTGTTCAGAAAAAATGTCCTAGAATTTTGTTCAATACGAGAGTAGTATCCCTTGACATGGCTCTATTAGTTGCAGGTACTAAATACCGTGGCCAATTTGAGGAACGTTTAAAAGGTATTATGCAAGAATTGGAAAAGGTTGATGACGTTATTCTTTTCATTGATGAAATCCATACTATGGTTGGTGCTGGTAACGCTTCTGGTTCTCTTGACGCATCAAACATCTTGAAGCCAGCTTTAGCACGTGGTGAAATTCAATGTATTGGGGCAACAACTCTTGATGAGTATCGTGAAAACTTTGAGAAAGACGGTGCATTAACTAGAAGATTCCAAACTGTAATGGTTGAACCACCATCTTCTGAGGAAACATTAATTATTCTTAAAAACATTAAGGATAAGTATGAGGACCACCACAAAGTAAGATATACTGATGAGGCAATTGAAGCTTGTGTTAAATTAGCTGATAGATATATCAGTGACCGTGAACAACCTGATAAAGCTATCGATATCATGGATGAGGTAGGTGCTAGGTCACAAGTTCACGCAAAACCACCACAAGTTATTTTAGACTTAGAGAACAAGATTGTTGATATCGATAAGGCTAAAATTGATGTGGTTAAAGCTCAAAGATATGAAGAAGCTGCACGTCTTCGTGATGAAGAAAGAAAACTAAAAGAAAGTTTGGATATAGAGACAAGCGTTTGGACTAGTAATCTCAATTCAGAAAGAAAAGAAATTACTGAAGAAGATGTTGCTAAAGTTGTTTCATTGATTACAGGTATTCCTGTGACTAAGGTTGGTCAGGACGAGTTGATAAGACTCAAAAACATGTCCAAAGAAATAACAAGTAAGGTAATCGGTCAAGATTCTGCTGTTGAGCAAATCTCAAAAGCTATTCGTAGAAATAGAATGGGGATTAAACAACAAGGAAAACCAATCGGTTCATTTATTTTCTTAGGACCAACTGGTGTAGGTAAAACTCACTTAGCTAAAATGTTGGCCAAAGAAATGTTTGGTACTGCAGATTCTATGATTAGAGTGGATATGTCTGAATACATGGAAAAACACGCAATCTCTAAATTAGTGGGAGCTCCTCCAGGGTATGTTGGTTATGAAGAAGGTGGTCAGTTGACTGAGAAAGTTAGAAGAAAACCTTATTCAGTTATCTTGTTAGATGAGATTGAGAAGGCACACCCTGATGTATTCAACATCCTACTCCAAGTATTGGATGAGGGTCACTTAACGGATGGTCTTGGTAGAAAAGTAGACTTTAAGAATACTTTAATTATCATGACATCTAACGTAGGGGCTAGAAAACTACAGGATTTTGGTACAGGTGTTGGTTTTGGTACAAAAGCTAAAATTGAAAACTTGGAAGATATCCGTAACAACGTAATCGAAGAGTCAGTTAAGAAAGCTTTTTCACCTGAATTTTTGAACCGTCTTGATGATATCATCATCTTCCAATCTTTAGGAAAAGAAGATATCAAGAATATTGTTGAGTTACCTCTTAACGATTTAAGAGATAGAATGGCTGAAATGGGTTACAACATCAAGATTTCTACAAAAATGAGAGACCATTTAGTTGAAATTGGTTACGATGAGAAGTATGGAGCTAGACCTCTTAACAGAGCAATCCAAAAGTACGTTGAAGACCCTATCGCTGAAAGAATGATGGAGGGTGATGTCAAAGAAGGGGATACCATTAAAATTGGTTATGCTAAAAATGACGTTACTGTTGAAATAATCAGTGGTACTGAAAGTAAGTCCTAAAAAAGAAAATCCCCCAAGTGATTGGGGGATTCTTTATTTTAACATACTATTTTTGAATTTACAAAACTGTCGGCTATTGTTACATATAAATCTTCGTATATGGGAACAATTAAGGAACAACCATCATCTAAAAAATCTATTTTAAATTCTGCTTTAAATGTTCCTGCCATATTAGTTTCATTTTTACTAAACTTATAACCAATATAATATTCTGTCACTCCACAAGCCTCATTTTCTACTGGTATGATTAAAGCAGGTTTGTTGAATACTTTAAATTTACAAGTACTACAATCAACTTCCTTCATAGAAAAAGTAATCGCAGCATTCTCAAGATTATCAAATATCTTTTTGTAATCATTACGACCATCATTAATTACCTTCATTTGTAAAATCGGTAATTCTGAATTTTTCTTTATGAAGAAATTTTGTGCCATAAATAATTAAAATAATTTAAGCAGGTTCTTGACCATTAATTATTGAAGTCCAATTATTTTTAGTGTCAGTTACTTTTTGAGTTATTCCTGGATTGTCCAATAGAATTTCCACCTCTTTAGCATAATCTTTTGTGGTGTCAATAGTTACGTTTGTTGTCGCTATAGCAGATGTAGGGTTATTTTCATCTCCAGCATTTACTGTTATTGACAAAACAAAAGTTAATCTTTCTGCTATTGTTAACATATCTCCGTCTAATGTTACACCGTTAGGGACTTCATTAGTAAAACTATACGAATAAGGACCGTTAAAACCTTTTGTTATTACATCATCTAAAAAATATTCAGTATTTTGTTTTTCATAATTTGATGAAAGTATTTTTGTATTAAAATTTGCACTTGCCATTTTATTTTTATTTTTTAATTTTCTTATTATTATGCGTCAATGTTTGTTATGTTTAACACATCTGAGTTATCGTAGTAAGATAATCTTAATGTACTATCAGGTCTTTTGAATATTATACAGTTATAATCACCGTATACGTGAGTTGCCCCCGTTGTGAAATCTATACTATTTGGTGAGTAGTCTATTTGATTTATTTTGAAGTCATTCCCCACTGTGTTTTCGAAGAAACCGTTACCCACTGTGTTGTTGTTAAAGTCATCACCAATAGTGTTGGAATAGAAAAGAGAATCAATTTCATTCAATGTAAAGTTAATCCCAATATTATTACCCCCACTAGTTTGAGAACCGTCATCACCAAAGTAATTACCGATGTTGTTATTGTTAAATCCATTAGAAATAATGTTTTGTGTTCCACTACCAGCGTTACCAAAGAAATGACCAACCTTGTTATATTGGAAATCAGTACCAATTTCGTTAAACGCTGAGTAGTTACCCAAATTATTAGATATAAAGTTATCACCAATTTCAATTGGGAGTCCACCAATACCTGAGTTACCGACAAATAAATTCCCTATTGTATTATTGTTGTTGTTTGACCCAAAAACGTTAAACCAAAAGACGTTTCCAATTTTATTATTGGTGAAGTTTAAGTTTAGTGCGTTAAATATTACATTATCACCAATCACGTTAAATTGGAATCCAGTGTTTATGATGTTTCCACCATCCCCATTTGAACCACCACCAACAGTAGGGTAGTTAGTGTCATTACCAAAGAAATTACCAATCTTATTGTATTTAAAATCATCAAAAATAATATTTTGAACTGGTGAACCAGGACCCGAACCATCATTCCCAAAGTAGTTACCTATTTCATTACCTTCAAAACCATCAACTACTGTATTTCCAACAAAGAAATTTTCAATATCGTTACCTGTAAATGTATTACCTATAGTATTATTTTCGAAGTTATTTTTTATTGAGTTAGTCTCAAAGTTATCACCGATAATATTGTTGGTAAAGTAATTACCTATAACATTATCGTACATAAATTGTCCAATAGTATTATTTTCAAACACATCGTTTATTACATTACCATGGTCGTCACTACCTCCGAAACCAAAATCATTTCCTATTGTGTTATTTTGAAACTCATTTCCTATTTTATTATATGCGAATCTTTCACCATTATTAGGCTCAGTATATATAGAGTTCCATGATGTACCACTTGGTGAAACTGAACTATCCCAACCAGGTTCAGCAAAAGAATTATAAATAGGGTCAGTACCACTTCTTGTTATTTCTACATCACCTGGAACAATGTAATCCACGTCAGTTCCACCATTAACTAAAGTGAATGCTATAACAGGACCTAAACTATTACCAGAAGAATCAATTTCTTCTCTTGTGTATTGAAATCCATTGTCGTTAGTTGACCATTGTGTAAATTTAATCTTGAAATATTGTGATGTTGATGTAACCTCCATCACAAGTTCTTTACCTAAAATTTTCCCAAAATCACCATTAAGTGAATTATAAAAAGTATCATATGTTCTTGTTGATACTGTTGATAAGTCGTTCCACCCAAATAAATCTAAATTAGATGGGTTGTTATTATAAAAGTTTGTACCTATATCGTTGGTAAAAAATTCATTACTAATAATATTACCATTAAAATAATTTTTAGTTTCATTATTATAAAAACTATCATTAACTGTATTATTATTAAAACCATTACCAATAAGATTGTGATTAAAATAACTACCAATTTGATTATTATTAAACCCATTAAGTATTGTGTTACCTTGAGAATCGCCATTAATAGTATTCTCTTGGTAGTTTGTACCAATTTGATTGTTTTGGAAATTTTGTCTTATGATATTTTCGTTAAAATTATTACGAATATAATTTCTATAAAATTCAAAATTATCTAAGTTACCGAAGTCACCAATTACATTATCGTTAAAATTATCTAATATTTCATTTTTATAAAACCCAGAATAAATAAGATTGTTACTAAAACCATTACCAATAATGTTGTCTTCAAAATCAGTACCATTCTCATTCAATAATCGGTTATTATTAAAATCATTACCAATATGGTTAGAGTATAAATTTGCATTTATTAAGTTACGATTAAAATAATGACCTATAATACAATCATCAATATCGTTTACTGATACGTTTTCATAACACCAATCCCCCCAAACGTTATTTTGATTGTCGGTTCCAAATGTGTTGTTATAACAATAATCACCAAATTTATTACTTTCATATTGTCCTTCTAATAATACATTATTTGCTAATATAAAAGTTCCAGAACCTAAATTTGTATAGTTATTAGCGTAATTACCTACATAATTATTTTTTGCGTATTCTTGATTAAGAGCATCTCCAAATGTTGTGTATTCAATAAAATCAGATGTTTTAACATTTGTTCTTTTAAAGCTAAAATAACCATTACTATCATTAGTTTCTTCTATTGTTTTGTAAATTACTGTACCTAGACCTACTGAACCTATTGTATCACCTGAAACTGACATTAATGTGTCACCAGAAATACTTACAATCTCGTAATAACTAGGGTCAGCATTAGGGATATAAATAACATCACCAATAGTTAAACCAGTAAAAGATGTATCAATACCATTCACAGTACCACCACTAAGTAATTCGATTGTACCATTTATTCTTAAACCTTCTCTTTGAGTAAATAATCTATATCTTTTAAATAAAATATTTCTATGGTCATAATCAGTTCTGTTATTGAACTCATCGATTCTTTCAGTAATTCTACCAAAAGTAACACCACTAGTAACCTCCGTTTGATTAAATGTCCAATCATATAATATTCTATCTTTAGGATAAGCTGGTTGATAAGCTATCTCACTGATTGTGTTTGCACTAGTAGCTAAAACTAAAATAGGCTCAACAGGACCTTGTTTGTAATTACCACTTGTAATAGGATTATTGTTATAATCAAAATCAGGCTGGTCATAACAAGTTTTAAAATCTGTGATTAGATAAAAAGAACCTGAATCTAATGTACCACTCGTAATATGATTTACCAATCCTGAATAAGTTACACCATAAGTATTTGTACTACCTGTAATATCTTGGTCAAAGTTTATGATTGTACCGTCAGGGTTTAGTTTTTCAAAATAACCAGTAACAAGGTCAACACCAACAGAGTAAACACCATTTTGTGGCGTTATTGTAGTAAAGTCAACACCATTAATATATTGCGTCTCAACGCCACCTTTTTTTAAAATTAATTTTCCCATTTTTTTGTTTTTATTTATAAATATCACACTAAACCAATAGCATAATAATTATTTTAATTATTTTGTTGAAAGTATCTCCCAATCCTTTTACTTAATCTTACTCTTGGTTCATTTTCAGTTCTATTTAAAACCTCATAAGGCAAAACAAACCCAAAACTTAAAAGTATTCTTCTTGAATTAAATTCGTTTGTCCAATGTTTATAAAGAGACGCTTCAAACGCATAAAGGTCCGTTTTTTCAATATTAATTGATTCATCACCCACAAAAAAATCATAATTTTCAGACAACACAGATATATTACATTTGTAGTTAATATACCCATCAATTGACGCGTCGTAATGTGGATTTATTTTCCCACCCTTATCCATGTCAACTGCTTGTAAGAAAATGTTATCTTTTGGAAAATTAAACTCTTCTGATATCCTATCTATAATTTTATAAATAAAATCAGGTAAAGGTTCTTTTGAAACATCAGATATTGCTTGAAATTTTGTGATGTAGTTAGTTAAGGGGGTGTTAGATATGTCGAATATACAAGATTTACCATTAAGTGTTTTAGATAATTCTGTAAGATGATGATTACTACCATTACCATTGTGATTAACAGAATCAAGCCAAGTTACTATTTGGTCTACCACGTCTTTTGTGATAAATTTTTTTATTATCTTATATGTTTCCGTATTTCCCAATTTTTTTTAAGTTGTGCTTTTTCAAAAATTCTCTTGGGTTCATTGCCTCAATTATTGTTAATTCAGCAGAATCCATAAGTTGTTTTGCCTTTTCTTCGGTTACTGCCATAACACATAATTTATGTGTTGCTGGTAATTCTCCTGTTGGTGATAAATCTATTTTTAAGATATTATCATTTTTCATTTTTTCTCTTGCCTGTGAAACCTTAGATTCTTCACATAATATACAGATTCTCATATTATTTATTTTTTAATAAATTAAGTAGTTCTTTTTTTTCTTCTCTTGACATTGGTTTACTCTTAAACATATTAACAACTTCGGTAATTTCTTCAGAAGTATATGTGTTAAGTAATGTGGTTTTTGTTTCCTCACATTCTTTATATGTCATTTCATAAGCATCCTTTGAGTTATCAACCCAAACATCATTTTCTAAAGATTGTAGAAACTTATTGTCACTTTTTCTTTTAATATATTTTATCATTTTTTTAATTTTTATAAAGTTAGTTGTTGAAGACCTCAAACGTTAATGTTCCACTAGAACAGAATTGATATACTAAGTTGGTTGGCATTTCTAAATTTACAGAACCATCTCCAGCGTCAGAATATGTCCCCAAATAACTCATATTTGGTTCAGAGTTTAAGTAAGTTATAAGTTCTGACATATCAGTTACGGTACCATTCCCGTAAAGTGTTTGAATGTAATTTCCATTACAAAACAAAGAAATACTAGTAAAATTAATAGGAAATAATGATTCTACAGTTCCGTTTATTGAAACTGGTGTGGTATCTAAATCTTGTTTAATTTGAATCTCTACTGGAAAATAATACAAATTATCAGCAACTGTGTCAAATATTTCCGTATCAACAACCGCAACAAAAATTATGTCATCTTTCTCGTTTACAAAACTTACAGGACCTATAAAAGTCTCTAATAAGTTAGGCTCAAGTCCAAAAAACGATATTGAATTTCCACCACCTAAAACAAATGTTGTGTTTCTATTAAAAGTATTATACAATGGTCCTGTGATTGAATTAAATCCTAAATAAACTCCTGCTCCAATCTCACCAGTAACCCACTCAATATCATAACCTAAATTATTTTCTAATACTTTCACCACTAAATTACCGCTAGACACTAAAGTAGAACCGTTACTCCAATTTGTTGGTATTTCTCCTGTTGCAATGAAAACACATCCCGTTTGATTAGGATTAAAACCAGTAACTGTAATTGTTATATCATTTGTAGGCGTACTACCACTAAGATCAGTTCCTAATATTGTTATTGTGTCTCCCACAACATAATCAACTCCACTTGTTACAACGGTAATTGAATTATATGTCGTTCCACATATATAAACATCAAAAGATGCCCCACTACCCAAACCACTTGTTGTTCCTGTAAGACCGTTAAAGACTCCAGAACCATTTGTTGCGGTACCAACATAATCAATATTAAGAATTCCTCCACTTGTTACATCGGCAATATTACTAAAATCATCATCACTAATATAATCAGTTATCGTGTAAGTCTCACCTATAATTAAACCATCATTAAAATCATTTAAGGTTGTACCGGTCTGAGAACCTAACTGAGTTAGTAGTGCTTTGTAAGTTGCTAAACCACTTGTTGTTCCTGTAACATTTAAATTACCGTTTATAGTTACGTTACCTGATATAGTTTGATTTGCTACGTTATCTACAATATATTTTGTTTTTGCCATTATTACTCGTTTATATTTGTTATTATTAATGTGTCTAAACTATCATAATATGATAATCTATTATCACCACCCTGTCTTTCAAAAATTTGACAACTGTAGGTTTCATAAACAGACGGATTTATACTAATTCCTGTTACTGTAATTTGAGTTGTCCCATAATCATATCCAGATATCGTTATGGTATCATTAACTATATATTGTTGACCTTGAGAATTACCGCTAACACCAACTACGTCACCCCCTAATACCTCAATATCAAAAGTTGCATTAACCCCAGTACCACTTGTTGTACCACTCACACCTAAATAGATGTTATCTGTTGCACCTGTAGCTGTGGGTGTATATGTGAATGCTGTTACATTCCCATAATTAATCGTAAAATCAGTATTATCTATATTTGTGTTAACTACATTCCATTGAAAATAATCCCCAACCGCATTATCACTAAAATTATCAGCAATCGTATTGTTATAGAAATACTCACCTATTACGTTATTAGTAAAACCGACACCGATATTGTTATTAGCAAAATTATTACCAATAGTGTTTCCTAAAACGGCACCTTTAAATGTATTTGAGTACACATCACCCAAAAAGTCATTACTAGATATATATCCACCAAAGGTATTACCGAAACAATACCCACTAAATTCATTTGACCCAAAACCCCAATCTGTTCTATTTTCACTAAAATCCTGATATGTTATATTAGCTTTAAATTCGTTGAAAATTTGGTTATCATTAAAATTACCATATATTGTATTCTCTTCAAATCTTTCACCGATTCTATTGTTATATATTTCTCCACTTATTTTGTTATCATAAAAATCAGGACCAATTTCATTCTTATAGAAATTATTAGTAATTGTATTACTTTGGAATCCATTTCCAATCACATTTTCATAAACTGACGATTTAATAATGTTATTGTTAAAATATTCTCCAATACTATTACTATAAAAACCATTTTGATTAATGGTGTTGTTATAAAATCTACCCGCGATTGTATTTCTTACAAACCAATATCTTCCAGTGTTATTATAAGACCTGTCACCAATAGTATTTGAATATATATCATTACCATAAAACACATTGTTAGCCAATAAAAATCCTGAATTACTAACATTGTTTTCAATATAAAATCTAGAGTAATCACCAACATAGTTGTGTATTGCACTTCCATCTAAATTAAAAGTTAGAAAGTTATCCCAATCTTCTTCATTTTTTTGTCCAACATAAACTTCTTTATATTCGTAATAATTACCTGTTGATGTTGATGAGTATAAATCAATAAGGCCACCAGTAAAGTTTATTGAACTTCCAAATGATTGGTCAACAACAACCACTAGTTCAGTATTTGTAGTTGCACTAACAACCTTAAAACCTCTTGGCCCTTGATAGTCAAATAACAATACGTCATTTGTTGAAACTTCACCTGAAAATAACGTTCCATTACCTGTAACAATACCTGTTCCACTATCATAACTATCTAAAAATCCAGTTAATTTTGAATCTTTGTTATATGATTGAAATCTATTAAAAAGTATGGTTCTGTGGTCATAGTCAGTTCTATTGTTAAATTCATCAATTCTTTCAGTAATTCTACCAAAAGTAACACCACTAGTAACCTCCGTTTGATTAAATGTCCAATCATATTGGATTCTATCATTTGGATATAATGGTTGATATGCAGTTGAACTAATTGTGCTAACACTTGTTGCTAAAACAATAATAGGTTCAACATTACCTTGACTATAATCAATAACATTACTCCCTTTAGGGTCACCATCAACATAATATTCAGGAACGTCATAACAAGTTTGGAAATCTGTTATTAAATAAAATGAACCAGCAGTTAAACCACTAGTTAATATTAAGGAAGTTAATCCAGAATAATCAGTGTTAGTTAAACCACCTTCATCATATTGAATAATATTACCATTAGGGTCTAAACCTTCTAGACCACCAGTAACAGAATCAAAACCTAATATATATGTGTCAGCTTGTGGCACAAGTGTTGAGAAATCTTCACCATTTACGAGTTGCGTCTCAAAACCATTCTGTCTTAAAATTAATTTTCCCATTTTTTATTTATAAATATTTTCTTTTTATTTAAAGGGACTAATTCCCCATATTTTATTTAATTGTATACTCTTATTTCTATTGGAGTTTTCCAATTCAATACATTATCATAACTCGTTGATATATCTCCTGTGACAATTCCGCAACTGTTAGGTTCTTGTGTATACCCTTTACATAAATATCCATTTCCTAAATCATCTCCCATCAGAATAATACTAAAAGTAGTTTTATTTTCTGTAAATAAACTATCTGACCAAATACTATAACCACCCACAACATCATAAGTAAACCAAATATTCCCAATAGTGTTTTCTAATACTGTTACTACTGGAGCTCCTGTGTTGTATTCAAGTTCAACATTTAGATTATCACCCCAAGAATTAGGGGTTGTGCCTGTTGCAACAAAAGAAGTCCCTACGTTGTTATTTGGTGCACCTACATTTGTGAAATCACCACCAACATCATTTACATTTATCAAATAAGTTACACCAATAGTTAATAAACCAGTATAAATATATTGCACATCAGCTCCACCACTCTGTGTTAATAGAGCTGTATATACCTTGTAGGGTCTAGTATTAGTTAAATTAGAACCGTCACCATAATATGTTGTAGCGTTAATAGTGTTAGCACTTATAACACCATTTGTCACATCAATAGTGACACCACTAGTTGACCCAAAATAAACATCACCCTCATCATTAGGGTTTATGTGTAGAGGTGAACAAGAATGAACGTTAGAAACATATATATCTGAAATACATTCTGATATGGTGTTTCCCGTAAAAATTAAAGGTGATAAGTCTACGTTGAATGGGGTAAACCCATAATTACCTGTAAAATTTATTTGTTTTGTTGTGTTATTAAAAATACCGTTTGTTACAAATGTGTTAAATTCTGGTAAATCAATAGAATATGTTGTACCAGAACCAATAATTGTACCGCCACTAAGGATAATATCACCATTTAACACAACAAGTTGAGCATTTTCTTGTAAATTGACAATCCCCTCAACTATAAAATCACCGTAAATAAAACTTTGGAAGTTGTTAGGTATTGTTAAAGTTTGTCCAGAAGGTACGTACCATCTATTATACCTATTTATTGTTGTAGATAGATTAGTTCCGTCGTTTCTATAAAGTGTTAATAAATCAGTAGAATTATTAAAACCAACAGAATTAATAAAGGTATCATTAATACTATCAATATAAGCACCTAAAGTATCGATAGTAATCTTTTCTGTAGTATTACTACTTAAATCAAATATAGGAATCAACTCATTACCCGTTAAAGAGTTTAAGTTAGGATTCAGTTGGTCTATTCTTTTATTTGGCATTATAATATAATTTTTTCTCCGTATTCTGTTATTATGTAACAATAATCACTATGTAATAAATAGTTAGCTGGTGAGCCAGATTTACATACACCACAGAAATTTGAGTTTGGCTGTACAATTTGTGCTCCACCATAAGTTACTTTAACACAATACCTAGGGCAATCAACGTAAAGATTATTTCTAATTTCTAATAAGTTTAATGGTTTTTCATAAAATCTTAATTGGGACAGCCTACCATCAAAGGTACCAGCAAAATATTTAGCAATATCTAGGTTTTGGTCTTCGGGGTCAGGACCACCAAAAGTTTGGGATTCTAATAATCCTTGTGAACCACCACCCCAAGACATATTGAATGGTACACCTAATTGTTTGTTACTCCACTCATCTAAGGCTCTAAGTTGTAGACCAATAAAGTCCTCAACTCTATAAATGACTCTACCATTAACCCAAAACTTTAATGTTCCTGCCGGTAAACCATGTTTAACACTATTCTGTGTATATGTAACAACAATATGAACCCAGTTATCACCTGATAAAATTACCGGTGTTTCTGAGTAACCTTCTTCCATTGTTGTACCAGTGATTCTATCTTTAAAATTGTAACAACCCGTACTAACAGTCATTTTTCTATAACCGATTCTACCATCGGGTGTTATTCTAAAACCTAAAGCATTTTCAGATAATTGGTCACAATATGTTGTAGCCGTTGTTGTTCCAGTAGTAACAGTAGTACAACCTGTAAAACAACCACAACTTCTATTAATAAAATTATAATTACTCTTAAGAAACCAATTCTCAAAACCATTTATTACGTTAACTTTAATATCAGGTTGAAGAGGTAATGAACCGTCACATGTATATAACCCAGATTCACCCGAAAATACATTTTGGAATTTATTTTCAGCTCTTGTACCGATATAAAAGAAAAATCCTGTATTACCTGTAAAATCTTTGTTAAGGGTTGGTTCGTTATAAGTATCGCAAACAGTGTTACTAGGGTTAACCCAAGTTTCCATAGACCACCCCTCATCAAACGTTGTTGGCATTAAATCATAAACTGTTGCATTGGGGTCTGTAGGTTGTAACTCAGTTTTAATGTCATTAACACAACTAGGTGTCCCACCAGTCACTGTAACCTCAACAGGGTTAGGTTCTAAAAAATCTAATTTAAAATACCCTTGATAAAAACCTCCATCTAGACAAACATTTTTACCGACTTGACAACCGTCTGTTGTTACATCACCATTTCTAAAATGCCAATCATAGTTGTATTTTCCATTTGTTGTTACACCTGTTACCGAATTTATTGTATACCCTGTGACAGGATATAAAACTACTTTTGTATCAGCAGAAGTTATATTAACAGTAATACCCGATAATTGGTCGTATCTACCATTATCAACACCCGTTAAACCAAAATCACATAAAGTAATACCAGAACTAGGTTTTACTGTTGCTTCACTCCATGTAGTTAAAGAAGTTAATGAAGAACCATCTACAGTAGTTCCAGTCTGATTAACATCAAACCAAACAACCAAACCATCTTCTATAATAGGGTAAGTACACTTATCATTACATTTAGTAGCATAATCTACTTTACACCCTTGATTATCACTAGATAAATAAAAGTCCCAATATTCGTTTTGAATTAATTTAGCTTCAACGTTTTTAAAGTAATAACTACTTATTCCCATATTCAATAAATATCTAACATAGTTATTATGTTGAATTATTTATAAAATAATTGTCCAATTGGCTGTGGCACCAGTTAAATAGTTTATTGAGGAAATACCGTCATAACCTCCTGTTGAGGTATCAGGTGCCGAATTTCCACTTATATCGAGAGTAACACCGGACCATCTATTTAAATTATTGGAAGTTATACCACTAAAATCATATAAAATATGATTAATATTTGTAGTAGACATACCATTACCATCTAAATAAATTGATGCCCCATAAGTAGAATTAACGTCCATGGTGATTCCAGATAAGGGTTTAAAATCTACATACCCTAAACTAGTACAAGCGTACATAGCAAAAGCACTATTTGGTGGGTCTGAGGCTATATTTTTAAATGTTTTTGTTGTGTAAGGAAAATTAATAGAGGTTAAGTTATTATTTATATATATAGAAAAGTTACCACCGAGACCACTCAACATAGAAACATCATGTATACCTGTTATATTACAAAGACTTAATGCATATGAAGTAAAATTTTGTGTTGAGCCGGTGTGTAAAATAGATGTTAAATTATTATTATTACCTAAATTAAATGAACCACCTAAACCAGGAAACATACGCATATCATAAGTTCCTGTTAAATTACAAGAACCAACATCATAAACTATAAATGGTAGGGTCGAGGTTGTATGTGTTATTCCCGTTAAATTTGTGTTTTGACTAACTCTAAACAGACCACCTAAATTAGGGAACATTGATACATCGTGGTTACCAATTAAATTACACGAATCTGCTCTATACGTATAAAAAGTTTGTGTAGAAGCAGTATGTAAAATTTTTGTTAAAAGGGGATTATTTCGTAAATCAAAAGTTCCCCCCAAACCAGACAACATACTCACATTATGAGTACCTGTTAAATTACAATTATAGGCCCAATAAGAACCAAAATTTTGTGTTGAAGTGGTATGTGTTATTCCTGTTAAATTAAAATTATTGTAAATTAGGAATGAACCGCCCAAACCAGGAAACATAGATAAATTATAATTACCCAGTAAATTACAACTGTGTACAATATAAGATATATTATTATATGTGTAAGAATGTGTTATTCCTGTTAAGTTTCCATTTGAATGTGCTAAAAATATAGAATTTAAATTAACGTTACTCATATCATGGTTCCCAATTAAACCACAATTATTAAGGTCAACAGAACTAGTAATATTTGGGTATGTGACCCCGGTTAATTGAGGGTTAAAATTTAGGCTTACACCAGTTAAAAACTCTAAAGGACTTAAATCAACATTACCCACAATTAAATCTGAATTTGAAGTTATGAAGTATACATCGGTAAAGGTATCACCGATAATTTTAACTTTTTTAAGTGTACCACCATCAGAATATACTTTACTAAAAGATAAACCAGTATCGTAACTAGAATTATCTCCGTAATCTATATGGAGGCTTTTTTGAAAAAGATTTCTAAAAAAAGAGGGGTTAAAAGTTGTTGCACTACTAGCATTAGTGTAGTAGGTAAAAACTTTGTTTTCTTTATTATTTGGTTGGAATAACCCTCTACTCATTATGTATAGTCATTACCGACAGTCCAAAACATTTTAGAACCGTTATAAGTGAAAGATAGTATATCTACAGCTAAAGGTGTAGCTGTTAGGGTTGGTGAACCACCCCCACCATTTACAACTAAATGTGTTGTAGCAGAACCATTGACAGTACCAAAAGTAGCTGTTCTTGAACCAACAATATCCTGATTAACTATAACAGTACCATATTCACCATCTCTAACATTTATTAAGTCAAGTGTGGTATTTGCTGTTATTGTGATATCGTAATTTGTACTTTTACCTGAAATATTTAAAGTAATAGACGGACCTGTCACATAAAATTCGTATGGGTCAATTGATACACCGCCACCACCACCAGATGTACCAACAACTACATTACCATTAGAATCTATACCTAAATTATTTATTGATGTACCTGCACCTAAATTATCTATATTAAGATAGGGAACATAAACTGTATCATCAGTTGTACCAGTTAAATTCAACCCACCCAAAAGAACACTTCTATTACCTGTAAGTAATGAACCTACTGAATGGATGAATGATGTTTCACCAGAAACAGTTGACCCAGAACCACCAGCGTGTGAAAAATTACCATAGGCGTTGGTGTAATAACCCTCAGCATGAGAACCCTCACCTATAGCAAATGTACCACTTCCTTGTGCGTGTGAAAAATTACCATAAGCAGTTGTACCTTGACCTTCAGAGTGTGAATCAGAACCAAAAGCAGTTGTAAAATTATTTTGTGCGTGTGAATATTGACCGTAAGAAACACTACCATAACCTTCTGCGTGTGAATACACACCATAAGACAATGTTTGATAACCTTCAGCGTGTGAAATGTCACCTATAGCTTGTGTAGTCATACCTTCAGCGTGTGAAGCTGCACCTAAAGCGACAGTCGATAGACCTTCAGAGTGTGCGTTATCACCCACAGAAATATAAGCTAAAGGACTATTATAATTGTTATAATCAACTACATTTACTGAAACTAACGGTATAATAACACTGTTATTACTTAAATTAATAAAGAAATTAGGTGCCGAATAACTTGTACCAGTATAAGTATAGAATTGATTATTAAGTAATACCGTACCACTAGTAAATTCAGCAGAATAATCAACATTATCACCAATAGTAACAACACCAGAGACAATAGATGTTGCTGTTAAAGCTCTATAACCAGCAATAGTTTGATATCCCTCAGCGTGGGTTGAATCACCTAAAGCTAAAGTTTGGTAACCTTCAGCGAATGACGCTGAACCGAGAGCTAATGTACCACCACCAAAAGCAGAAGAACTTACACCATCGGCGGTATTACTTATACCTAAAGCAATAGAACTTAAACCGTTTGCTGACGACCCAATTGTTTGTAAACTATCCCAAAAGGTTATTGGTGAACATCCGTGGACATTTGTCACATATAAATCGGTAATACAAGATGCTGACGTGTTTCCAGTAAAAATTGTTGATGAAACTAAATTATCTACATATTCTTTATCTACTAGGGAACGATTGGAATAGTTAGGTGAGTAATCTGAACCATATTTAATTCCTTGGAAAGTTGGTATTGTTGAGTTAGCTAACATAGCACTCTTATTCACATAAAATTCATTTACAGTACCACCTGAGTCGGAATAATCTAATGCAATACCTTTTGATGAGATAGCGTAAATAGAGAATGTTTCTAGGTTAGTTAGTCTTCTATTGAATAACGTTGCATAATCTTTACTAATAACAGTACCGTTTATATACTCTAAAGAATTCCCATAATTAACATAATTAATTATTGAGGAACCGGTAAAACCCGAAAAATATAAATCTACATTATCAGCAACACTAACTACAGTATTACCAGTAATTCTAAGGGGTAGATAATCTAGTAAGGCTGGTTTTATATCAACATTATATGCGTTAGATAAATCAGTTCTATTAAATTCTATTATAGTTCCATTAAGAGTGGCCCCAGTTGTATAATTATCAACGGGTGGTAACCAACTACCATTACCACTTACATCAGAAGTGAATACATAACCATTTACTTGTGAACCATCATTAATTCTAACAGTATTATTGATTTCTAAATCACCCGCATTAAAGTAAATGGTACCACCAGGAGTACAAGGAACAATATTTGTTACATTTAAAGGCGATGTACAAGCAGAAACGGACCAACTTATACCACTAATAGGTGACCAACCTACTGAACCATAAGGGTCTAAGGCTTTAAGGACATAATTTTCAACATTAACAGTTGTTGTTCCTGTTGAACCACTTTGTTTTAGTTCCGGTGGTAATATCTTTAAACCTGATATTCTACCACCATTTAAATAACCTGTTAAATCTGTTATTGTGACCGAAGTTTCGGCTGTTGTTGTTCCAGTAAAATCTAAAACCGTTGGTGCAATAGAGGTGATACCCGAAAGTTTTATACTTTCATCACCATATTGTACCATTTGTCTATCCTCAAAATGAGGTCTTGTTATAAAATTCATTTATATTATATTACATTCCAATGATGACCAAGAGGTCTGTATTGTAGTGATTTATTAAGTTGTTCTGCTTCAACAGCCTTACGAGTCAACATTGCGTCAGGAGTTAATCTTATAAGACGTTCTTTTAATCTTTCCCATAAAGCTGCTTTATCGTCTTTAGCTTCACTTAAAAGAGAATCATAATCCATTGTTACTTCAGCATCAGTTATACCTAGAACACCACCAAATTTACCTCTAACTCTACCTAATGTTTCTTTACACATTGCTGTAAAATAATCTCTTACCCATTGTTTAGAAGGTGTATTTAATTCATCAAAATTAACCACATCTACAGGTACGTCTGAAGGTAATTTAATTATATCTTTATTTTCATTAAGACATCTTTGTCTTTCTTCATCGTCAGCTACTTCATAATAGTGATACCAAACCTTTCTACCTGTAACATTCATACCATTTGAAGAAGCGTTGGCCAAACCAAATATAGCTCTAGAACCTGGAGGTGGAATTAAATGTAATAATTTTGTTCCATTAGGTCCTGCGGTAATTTTATAAACCAAATCAGAAGAGAATATTCTTTGTTTAAGGTTGTAATCAGCGTTTCTAGATAAGATATCGTAAGCAGGTGAAATATAAAATCCACCAGAACCATATCCACCGCCACCGCCACCAAAGGGAAGTTGACCATATCCACCACCATATCCATAGTCACCAAATCCGTATGTAGAGTAAAGTGCGTTATCAATTGTTGGGTTTGATACCCATAAAACTTCATTAATCTCACGTCCAGCAGGAATCTCATAAACTTGTTGGTGACTCACGATTGTAACGTAATCTTTTTTTAATTCCCAAGGACCCCTAGCTTGTAAACCAACAATTTTAGAGTAAGCGTAAGTAAAAGTATCTTCGTAATTTTGTTCCCTAAGAGTTAAAGATTTGGCGATATCAGTTATTGTAATATCTTTACCATATAAAGAAGACCATTGTGATTCAATTAACCATTCATTAATATAAGCCGAATAATCTTCAATAGAAATCTCAAGTAAAGTACATAACATCTCGTCCTCCAATTCAATTTTTCTAATTGGAGCACCTAGTCTATGTTTAATCTGTCTAAATAATTTAGACTTTTCTGCTTCGTTTATTATTAATGACATAATCCTTTTATTGATAAATATTCAGCAAGAGCAATAATCACTTATTATTTTTTAGAATTAACTTTTATTCATATATACCGTATCCCAAAAACAATTCTTCACCCTCGTTAATATCAGAAATTACCTCAAAATAACTAATCTTAGATTCGATATCTACTTTTAAATGCTTTACGTTATAGTTTTTACTACTATTTAAAAAAGAACCAAACCCGATATGTATATATTTAATATCGGGTTTATAGTAAAATACGTATTTATTTATTAGATTATGTGGTACTACCTCTAAAATATCACAAGTTAATATAGTATCTTTTGGTATAAAATTTTTAGCAAAAACACTCTTACCGTGTATATCACTTTTTTTTATTACAACCACACTCTTATAGAAACTAAAGTATTACTCAATAAATCATTTGACATTGCGTCACTAACACTTGATGCTCCAGGAGGTGCTACAAGTAGACTAGAACCTTCAATATCAGTAGTCCAAGTACTGGTTCTAACCTCTATTAAATCATCAGAAACTCTATTTATACTATAAATATTAAAAGCTGCGTTTGACATAGTATAAGATAAAACAATAGTATTATTCATATAAACCTCAACTTTTGATACGGCACTAAAAGCACCAGTTTTACTGAAATAGTAAGACCCGACATCAGTGTAAGACCAAGAACCACCACTTATTGTATTAACTAGTACACTTTCCATAGGTGCCGATGTACCAGTTTGGGTTAATAAAGCTCTATACTCTAAATAATTAACTTTAGGTTGCCATGTAACATTACCTGAATCGTTAGAGGTTAATACATAACCATTTGTGGCCCCAGAAGTTATTGTTAAAGTCTGTGCGGTTAAACTACCATTAATTAATCCATCTCCCTTAGAGATAAACCCATTTTTTATATTAAATTCATTACTCATACCTTTTCCCTATCCAAGATGTTATAGTAATAAATATCTGTATTAACTAAAACGTATCTTTAAAGTGTTATAATTTTGTAAAACTTCTGAAGAAGATAAGGTTTTTGTGTAAACCATAAAATTATTTACCCTAGCTGGTAAAAACCATGTTTTTGCTGGTGCAGAATAAGCACCTATATTAAAATAGGTATTTGTGTTAAAATAACAATTTAAACTAGTCGTAGTACCTTCTAAAATACCATTAACATATAATGACATAGTACTTGTTAAAATATTGTAGGTACCAACAACATTATACCAAGTATTTGTTTTCCAATTATTTGTTGTTGAATAAATTATAGCGAATGGGTTAAATGTTTGAAAACTAACCCTACCAGAGGAAGCACTAAGTAAACTAATATAGTTATCAACACCTCCTAATAATGTGTTTTGTGCCTCGACAAACATATAATTATTTGTATTAGCAGAAGTAATATTAATAGTTGGGTTAAACCATATACTAAAAGAATAGTTGCCAAATGTCTGATTAGAAGTTATTTGTGGTAAACCGATATAATCATTTGTACCATCAAGAACTAAACAACCTTTATTTGTTTCAGAAAATGTTACACCATTAATTAATGTACCACTATTTTTTTGTTGTGTACTAATATCACCCCAAGAAGTACTACCGCTAACATAAGATTTATTATTTGAAGCATCTAAATAATAAATTAAATTATCTAAAGTAATATTTGTACCACCTTTTAACGTACTCATCACTAACTAATTTCTTCCGTGGATGTCCACTCAACACCGTTTAATATGACCACAATTTCATCATAAGTATAAGGACCTTCTTTTGTCATTAACGAATCTATTGAGGATGGTATTATTTCACCGTCCCACTTAACAAATGTTTTTGTTTCATCAACTGATTTTCTAACTGTATCTACTGATGTCTCTAATACCTCAGAAAAATCAATGTTAAATAATTCAGATACATTAAAAATCATAAATTGTCTATTGCTGTATTCCATAATTTTTATTTTTTATAAACCATATCTTTTTTTGATGGCGTTGTAATTTTGTGAGATTTCACTTACTGATAAAACTTTATTATAAATTTGTATAATTGATAGACTTCCGTTAAAATATGCAATAGGTGTTACAGCACCATCACCAAGAAGTGCTCCTAAATAAATTAAATTTGGGTTTGTTAATTTAGGTGTGTGACCAGAAGCAGAAGATACTGTAGTTTTTTTAACATTGTTAATATAAATCGCATAACTTGTACTCTCCCAATTAATAACTAAATTATACCAACTACCACCAATAAATGACCCACCGTCAGTAACACCAGTTCTTTTATTAGATGGTAAACTCAAATCAGCAATTGTTATATACTCATTTGTTAATTGATTAGTAGCAGCACCAAGTGTTATATAATATGCGGAATCAGGGAAACCTTGTGCAGTTATATTTCGTCTCAATTGTATTAAAGCGTTATTACTTGATGATGAATTTATTGTAGATGTAGGTTTAAACCATATACTTATACTATTAACGTCAAAAGAGGTTAAACTACTTTTATTTATATAATCATCTACTCCATCAAGTACAAGGCTACCAACGTTTTCACTATTAAAAGTTGGCCCGTTTTGTAATGTTCCATTATTACCACCTACACACATATCACCCCAAGTTGTTGACCCACTAACATACGACTTAACGTTTGCCGCATCTAAATACAACACTAAACCATCTGTTACCACATTAGGCGCTACATTTCCACTCATAATCCAAACCTAGTTTTTAAAGTATTATAATTTTGTGTTATTTCTATTTCAGATAAAGCTCTATTATATATTTTAATTGAGTATATTTTTCCGTTATAAAAATCTGCCGTTGGGTTATTTAATCGTGCGATTCGAATAAAATTTGGATTTAAACTAGATATATTATTGTTTTGTATAGAACTATTATCAACTACACCATTTATAAATAATTTTGTTATAGTATTAGCTTTAAATGTTGCAACTAAATTATACGTTTTATTAGTTAGTAATGTAGAAATGGATGCTAGAGATTTAATTGACCCACTATTATTCTGCACATCATCACGATACCCAAATACAAATTTTCCTGAAGTATTTAAATATATACCACATGATGTGTTACCACCATTAAAAAATTGTGCATATATAAAACGGTTTCCCACACCAAAAAAACTATTAATATTAACCCAAACATCAATAGTAACTTCACTAAAATTAGTAAAACTAGAGTTTTGGTTATTTATTAACTCAACATACTCATCAATACCGTCAAACATAATACTTCCTCCGTTTAATGAGTCATATGTTGGGTTATTTATTAAAGTACCATTAGTATAATTTTTTGTTAAATCATTAAAAGACGTAAACCCACTAATATAAGATTTTGTATTTGCAACATCTAAATACATTAATAACCCATCTCTTACTATTTTTGGTGAAAAATTAAAACTCATATTATATACTTCTTACAATTGTTTTTAATGTCCATCCTGATGTATTAGCAGAACTACTAAACATTGCTGTAGTACCTGTAACTGAGACTGAAAATATAACACCACTAGTGTCACCAATATCATTAGTGGATACATCTGTGTATTGTGATGTGGTACCACTCCATATTGCCATTACATTACCAGCTCTAGCTCCTGTTGAACTAATTAATGTATAATCAAAGAAAGCACCTGTATAAGCACTTGTAGGTATTGAATAAACTGTATTACTTCCTGATGATAATGTTTTTTTAACGGTAGTATTTAATGAAGGTGCTTGATAAGAACCCATTAAAACTGTATTATCACTAAATGTTTCTAATATAGGTAATCCTGAAATATCATTAACTGAAAATAGGGAACCAACTAAACTATCCGAAATTGAGAACAATTCCCCACTTGAACCCTGTACACTAAATATTGGTGTTGTCGTTCCTGAACCATATATTTTAACAACGTCAGTAGTTGCTCCCGAAAAAATTGAATTTCCATTAACATGTAGTTTTGCTGATGGTGTTGTTGTACCGATACCAACTCTACTATTTAACACGTCAATTGTGACCCCACTTGTGGAACCAAAATAAACATTACCTTCATCTAGAGGATTTATATTTAGTGGTGAACAAGCATGAATATTTGACACATGTAAATCTGAAATACAATCTCCCGATGTATTTCCCGTGAATTTTAATGAAGATAAATCAACGGAATAAGCGTTCAATAAATCAGTCCTATCAAATTCTATGGTAGTACCATTTAATGTGGCCCCTGTTGTGTAATAATTAGTATATCCTGTTAAAAATCCTGATACATCAAAAGTACCACCAGTACTATTTGTAAAAGTTGCTATACCAGTGGTATTATTATAAACACCACTAACCACAGTTATATCATTAGATAATGAAGATAAATCTACACTAAAGGGATTAAACCCATAATTACCTGATAAATCTATAGATTGTGTAGATATATTATAAGTACCACCTGTAACAAATGAATCATAAGTGGGTAAATCAACTAAATAAGTAACACCAGTACCACTAATAGTACCACCACTCATTATAATATCCCCGTTTACAACAACTAATTGACTATCTCCGTTTAATTCTATTAAACCCTCAACGTATAAATCACCATAAACAAACCCTTGGTAACCGTCATTTACAACTACGGTAGTACCAACAGGAACATGCCACCTATTATTTAAAGAATTACTTATTACTGAGGATAAATCAATACTAAAGGGATTAAACCCATAATTACCTGATAAATCTATAGATTGTGTTGGTGTATTATAAGTACCACCTGTAACAAAAGTATTATATGTTGGTAGGTCTACTAGGTATGTTGTACCAGTACCACTAACAGTACCTCCACTCAATATAATATCTCCGTTTACAACAACTAATTGGCTATCACCATTTAATTCTATTAAACCCTCTACATACAGGTCACCATAAACAAACCCTTGATACCCATCATCAATAACAACTGTTGTACCAAGAGGGACGTGCCATCTATTATTTAAAGAATTATCCCCTAGGGCATCTATCTGACTTTGTAGATTACTAATACAACTATTTAAGGATAAGAAATTTCCGTCTAACTCATTAAACGTTAATTTACTCCCTTTTACCGTACGTAATGTTAATGGACAATTTGGCATTATATATTATTTTATTTATAAATATCAAATGGCCTCAAAAGAATTAATAATCTATTTTAAAATAGTACCAATCATTACCATTATCGTCTTCAGAACTTTCATATCCGTATTGTGCAATTGAGTCCCAATCACTATTCCCAACAAGTCCATCTATTAAATTTTCCCTATCTAATAAAACTAAACCTGAGTTATATAATTCCCCTGCGTTACTAAACCAACCTTTTTCATCGATTAAACAGTCTTTCGCACCACTTCTAAAACAACGTTCCCAATCACTACGTAAATACCTACTAGTAATTTTATCTGCTTCTTCAATTATCTTATCTAAATCTTTTCTTAATGAATCCAATAAACTTTCGATTTCTTCAATTTCTTCTTCATCGTAAGTTTCTTCTAATTTACCCGCTAAATGTTCTATTTTAGATTCTATTTTATTATTTTTGTCTAATAAATCAGCAAATTGTATTCTTTCAATGTCTGAAGTATTACTTAGATAAGAATCAATCTCGTCATCAATAAAACTTTCTTCATCTTCCATCATGAGGTAATAACCTTCATTGTCATAATATTCTATTAAATCTTCATCACTATATTCATTATAGCTTTGTCTTAAAGCCTCATCCATTTCATCACCAGTTCCAACAGAATAATGTTCACCGTCAACAAGGTATATTGGCATCCCATACGTATAGTCTCCAACATCTTCGATATCTTCATCGCCTAAACCATTAATCAGTGCCTGTGCTCTTGGTGAAATCTCTATCCACTCTTCTCTACCTGTGCTTAAAGGAAAGTTTGTTAGATGTTGGGTGTCCACCCTATTTTTTAATTCTTCAGGTAATTCTTGAAAATATCTTTGTCCTTCATTACTTTGTGATATTTCATAGTCAGGTGCATTCCATAATTCGTACCTACCTTTTCTACCGATTCTTCTATACGCTACTTTATATAATGGGTCGTCTTGTAATTTAGTTTTGTCTATAATAAAAAAGAAAGAGGCATTTCTACTGTAACGATTCCAATATGTTGAATTATCTTTCATAGTAATACACCATTTTGTACCTGCCCCATAATAACAAGAAGCCTCCCAAGACTTAGGCGAAATAACTAACCATCTATCATCCTCATAAAGTCTAATACTTTCTTTTTTGGCTTGTTTTTTCTTTTGTTTTTGTAACAATTTTTCCTTAACATCGTCTATTTCTCTATCTAAAGTGGTTAAATTGTGTCTGTTTATATCTTTTTCAATAAACATGTTTTGGTGTTGGTGAAAAAATTTAACCATTTCCATAAGTTCTGGTACTAAATTACCCCTGTATCTACCCACAACATTATTTAACATCCAATCTAAATATTTTTGATTACCTGAAGGGTCATTATCAGCATAATAATTAAAAACATCGTCTTCAACATCCTCATATTTAGCTCTAGCATCTTCTTTCCTACCTTCAAATAATAAATCAGATAAATTGGATAAGTTATAAGATTCTTTAACACTAGTTATTATAGGACAAGTAATTAAATCTGAATCTATTTGAACTTTTACTTCTTTCTCTATTAAAATATCTTTATTTTTTTCATAGACATAACCTGTAACCTTTTGGTTTTTCATTCTATATCTAATAGATAGTCTATGGTCTTTTGAACAAGAACCACGACCTTTATTACTCCAATACAACTGTATATCATCGGATTTTATAAATGTATTTTCATCGTATATAATACCAGCAAAATTATCTGTAATATCTTTTAATACATCTTTACCCGTAGAACTAAATACACCATATAAACTATCTATAAGTGTATTATATGTTTTTAGGAATTGTGGTTCATATGCGTCTTTAGGTAATTTACTGTCTTTATAGATGGAAAAAAATTCTGAAAGATAACTATCACCAGCGTGGTCTAATTTTTTAACCTCTACCACATCATCAAAACCAATAATTATTTCTCCCCTTGAATCTAAAAGTTCTTTTTTACAGAGTAAATCACCCTTAATCATATCTACAGAATCATAATTATCTAAGATTAATCCATGTAGTTTACTTACAGATTCCGTTAAAGTTGTACTACCATTCATTATATCTTTAACGATATTATAGATTGTACGATTTTCTACCTCACCTCGATATTTTAAATAAAGTTTATATTCTTTAGATTCGAAATGGTCACCAACAAAACTATTTTCATATTCTTTATATGTTGTAAATTTAGCTTTCTTTAAGAATTCCTCAATATCACTTTCAGCAACATCTTCTTTTCTAAATAAATCCAAACCTTTTCTGATTTCATCAGCACTATAAGTACCATTAATATAATCAGCAATAAGTTTCATGGTGTTATCTGGGTTATCATAACCAAAAATAACTTTAATTAAAGCATGGAATTTTCTTCTATTATCCAAACTCAAATCCCTCCTTAAGAAATTATATATTATGTCAATATTTTTATGTAATTCATTTTGTTTTCCTGAAGATATAGTATTACTTAATTGTAATAAAGCACAATAAGTTGTGTATACGTTGTTGTTCCATTCTATAGTTGGTTCTGAAGATTTTTTAGTTTCGTTATAACAAAGATTACCCAATTTTAGGGTATGTGTTTCAATGTCATAAAATTCGGGGTTATATATCTCTGGAGGAGTATTTTCCTCTCTTAATAAAGAGCCAAAAAGGTCATTAACATTATAAACACCACCTTCTGTTACTATTGTTCGTCTTAATTTTGAAAAGATGTTCATTTTTTTTCTTTTGTTAATTCGATGATGTCTTCAAGACCCTCAATAAAATCTTTTATATCTTTTAAAGAATATTCTATAATTTCGTCAGCGTATTGTTCTTTATATAATAAGACATCAGATTCTTTATCTTGTATTATTTCCAAATCGGATTTCATTTCAGTAAGAGTTAAAATCATATCCTCTATGAGCTCAATGGAAGTTGGGCTAAGAGTTCTTTTTTCTTCGTAAGTATCAATATACGAGTCACCAAGGGATTCAGTACGTTCAGAAAGATATTCTTTAATGATTGAGTCTATTTTATGTTCTGGTAATAAAAAACTATCATCAGAAAAATGTTCCTTAATATAATTCTTAATGTTTTTAGTACCTATTCTTTTTATTTTTTTCATTTCAATTAGTTATTTATTAAATGTAAAATTTACAACATCATTAGTTTTTAAAGAATCAAATTCTTCTTTGTCTATAGATTCAATTTTAAAACCGTTATCAAAAAAAGTATCTAACAATTCGGTTAAATCCTTATCTGTTATATTTAATTTTATTTTCATAATCTTATCCCCAGTTTTAGGGTCAACCACAGCAATATATTTGTATTTAGTTTCTTTAATCGAATCTAGTATCAAAAAAACTTTAGATGCACCGTTTAAATATTCTTCCATATATTAATAAATATCTTTGAGTTAATTTAACTTGTTTTTATTTAAAATAAACTTTATATTTGTGTTATGGAAATCGGATATGCTTGCATTAATATGACATTGGGTTCACAGAAACCCAAGATTACTACCAATCGTGGTATGATACGTAAAACTTTTGACCAACGTGGTATTGCTTATGTATCAGAATTAGCACTACAAAATGTTCGTGATTTGGTTGAGATTGTTAAATGGAACTACAAAAACGGTATCAATTTCTATCGTATGTCTTCTGATATGTTTCCTTGGATGTCAGAGTATGAGTTTTCAGATTTACCTGACTACAACAGAATCAAAACCATCTTAAATGGTTTAGGTACATTAGCAGAAAAATACAACCAAAGGTTAACATTTCACCCCGGTCCATTCAATGTTTTGTGTTCACCAACAGAAGATGTGGTAAGACGAACCATCATTGAGTTAAATAAACATTCACAGATTATGGATATGATTGGTTTATCTACTACGCCATACAACAAAATCAATATCCATGTTGGTGGTGTTTACGGTGACAAACAAAGTGCTATGGAACGATGGGTAGAAAACTTTCATTTCCTTGATGAGAACACAAAAAAACGTTTGACCATCGAGAACGATGATAAACAATCAGCTTACACTGTTCGTGATTTATTGTATATCCATGAACATACAGGTATCCCGATTGTTTTTGATTATCATCACCATACATGTCACCCTGATGGGATGTCCCACCAAGAAGCTTTGTCGATGGCAATGTCCACATGGCCAAAAGACATCACACCAATTGTTCATATATCCGAACCTCGTGATGAAAAAAATTTTAGAGCACACCATGATTATGTTGTTAACGAAGTAAACACATATGGTTATGACATTGATATTATGATGGAGGCCAAAGCCAAAGAATTAGCGGTATTAGAGTACTCCAAGAGTTTCAAATCATTGATATGTTAAAATAAAATGTTTATTATTTAACAATGGATGATATAATAAAAATAAGACATTCACATGATTTATGGTGGACAGAAGTTTCCTTAATGGAAGCTTATGCTTGGCAATATTTTGAAATATCTTATTTAGGTCCTAAAAATTGTTTTGTTATAGTCAATGGGGAAAAAATGGAAATGTCACTTGACAGTTATAACAAGATAATGGATAATAAAGCTTTTAAGATTAAATTTGGTCTTAAAAGACATGATTTTAAATTTTAATTATGAGACAAAACTTTGTATTTAGGTTCACAATAACCTATTTTTTTACTGTAACCTTATTTTGGTTATTAAACTATTTTAAAATGATAAAACTCAACACGGACGAGATATTCCTATTGGGCTTAATCATCAGCACTTATTACATGATTTTTATTTTGGATAGAAAAATTAAAAATACTGATGAATTGGTAAAGGGTAATTTTTGGCAACTTAAAAATGAACTTAAAAGGAAATTAAATGGGAAAAATAAAGAAAATAGCGGTAAGCAAGTGTTGTGAAGCTGGTCTACATATATTTCCGGCAGTTAACACAATGGGTTCTCTCGCTGAATATTATTGTTCTAAATGTTTAAAGGAATGTGAGATTAAACAAATTGAAGAAAAAAAGAAAAATGAATAAAGAACAAGCAAAAGACGAGTTAATTAATGTGTTATACGGTCAAATGGTAGACCTAACAATGATGTCTAAGATTGAATTGGGTGATGATGTGATTGAGGAAATTAAACGACTCAAAGGTATCATTAATCAAAATGAAACAAAATTTAAGGTGGGGGACAAAGTTCACAAACCAAAAGGTTATAAATTTCCTTGCACAATCGTAGGCGTATTTGAAACAATTGCTGGTGAAGTCCGGGTGATTGGTGAAATGGATGAATACGGATTATTACACATCTTTAACGAGAATCAATTGGAACATTATGAACACACTAGATAAAAAATACACAGACTTGCTCCAAGACATCCTAGACAACGGAGTAAAGAAAGAAACTAGAAATGGAGGTACACTTTCAACGTTCGGCCGACAAATCAGACACAAGATGTCAGAAGGATTTCCTTTACTCACAACAAAGAAGATGCCATTCCGTCTTATAGCAACAGAGTTGTTGTGGTTCCTACGTGGCGATACAAACATTAAATACCTTGTTGATAATGATTGTCATATTTGGGATGGTGATGCTTATGAGAATTATAAGAAAGACCAAAATGGTATCATTGGTAGTGATTGGACATATAGATTATCTACCCCATCAGGACATGATTTATTTAGGTTATATACAAAAGAAGAGTTCATCAACAAAATCAAAACAGATGATAAGTTTGCTAAGAAGTGGGGTGAGTTAGGTCCTGTGTATGGTAAGCAGTGGAGAAGTTGGGACTATTGGCCTGGATTAAAACTAGGAGATAGAGTATTAAATGATAAAAAATCAATTGACCAAATCCAAAACCTAATCAACGACCTTAAAACAAACCCAGACTCAAGACGTTTAATGGTTAATGCTTATAATGTTGGAGAATTGGATTCAATGGTTCTTCCACCTTGTCATTATGGGTTTCAAGTTTATACAAGAGAGTTGAGTGAGAAAGAAAGATATAGAATATTTGATGAAAGGGGTTATGAATTTATGATGAATAACTGGTCTAAAGAAGAACAATATAATAAAGCAGGAATCCCAAACAGAACAATTTCATTAATGTATAATTGTAGAAGCCAAGATTTACCATTGGGAACTCCATTCAATATCAGTTCATATGCGTTACTATTAGAAATTATAGGAAAAATGGTTAATATGGTTCCTGACGAATTAATTGCGAATATGGGTGATTGTCACATTTATCTTAATCAAATAGACGGAGTTAAGGAACAATTAACAAGAGAACCATATCCACTACCAACATTGAAACATATGAAGACAGATGAATTTTATAAATCACTATCTGAAGATTTGACTTTATTAACACATTTGGATAATACTGATTTTGTTATTGAAAATTATCAATCACATCCGACAATAAAAATGCCACTTTCTAATTAACTTTTATGATTTAGTAGATATTTATATGGTAAGGAGGTAATACCATATGATTATTTATAAGACAACAAATTTAGTAAACCAAAAAATTTATATTGGTAAGGACACACATAATAATCCAAACTATTATGGTTCAGGTAAAAGGTTAAAACTGGCAATTAAAAAATACGGAATTGAAAACTTCAAAAAAGAAACTTTAGAAGTTTGTGATACATTAGAATTACTTAATGAAAGAGAAAAATTTTGGATCAAAGAATTGAATGCGATTACTGAAGGTTATAATATTTCTTTAGGTGGGGACGGTGGTGATACTATAAGTAATAATCCAAGAAGGGATGACATCAGATTGGAACATAGTAGAAAAATGAAATCACCAAAACACAATAAGAAGAAAGGAACTAAAATTATAAAATTAAAAAAAAGAGACAATCCAAATTGGGTTAACCCACTAAAAGGTAAAATTAGCCCATTGAAAGGTAAACCAAATGGAAAAAAAGGTATACCAAACCCAGAACACTCAAAATGGATGAAAGAAAACAACCCCTTTAAAGGAAAAACACATAAACCTGAAGTGATACAAAAATTAAAAGAGGTAAACTCAAAACCTAAAAGTGAAGAACATAAACAAAAAATATCAGAAACATTAAAGGGAAATAAACCAGGTAATATGAGGAAAGTTATTGTTGATGGTATTGAATATGAAAGTTTAAGTTATGCCGCGAGACAAATTGGTATACCAACATCCACAATGAAAAATAGATTAAAATCTCCAAAATTTGACAATTACAAATATAAAGATTAAAATTAAAAATTATGAATAGAGACACGTCGTGGGATGACCCACAATTATCAGATGGTGATATGCCAATCAGACAACAGAACGCACTTAAAAACACATTTCCTGAAGTTGTTGAAAAATGGGATAAAAAATTAAACGTTTCGGATAAACCCAATGGGCAAGAAATAGCAGAACTTATGGAAAGTGAAGCATCTAAACTTTTAAAAAAAGAATTTAACCAACTTGAGGAATTAAACGATTACTTGAAAATGTTGGCTGATATGGATAAGATTGGTATTAGAAGAAAAATTGTGTTACTTGAGGGTTATATAAACAAAATTAAAAATCATGGAAGACATAAAGGTAGTACACCTCAAGAGTAACGCTCAAAGACTTGAAACTTGGATTGCCATGAATAAAGGTGAAATTGTTGGTCACATTTACATGGAAAGAGAAGACACACAAAAGATTAAATTCTTAGATGCTTGGGTACATGAGGACCACAGACGTAAAGGTGTGTTTCGTATGTTATGGGATGCTCGTTGGGAATACGTAAAATTAAAGTACCCTAATTGGTTAGTATATGCTTGGTGTAAACCAGCTTCATTGCCTTTATTAATAGAAAAAGGTTTTAGCACTGGTGAAACTTGTACATACGTTGAGAAAATAATAGAATAGTGTTTTTTATATAAAATGTCGTTTATTAAGTATTTAATTATTTGGATATCAGAAAATTTATCAATCCCGTTTTGGGTTGTAGGCCATATTCATCTATCATTAAACGTATATGAGGACATTTATGAAATAATTGTGTCTTTTGGCATGAATATAATCGTATTTATAGGGTTTTATTTTAAATGGAAAGAGTACAAAAATAGTGATAAAACACCCAAAAAAGACTAAAAAAGGGGTAAAAAAGAGGTATTTTAGACCCAAAAAAACGTCAAAATAGGGTAAAAAACACTTAATTAAGGTAAAAAACACTTAAAAAAGTGTAAAATAAGGCAAAAAACACTTAAAAAAGTGTAAATTATTAAAAATTTAAGTAAAAATGACCGAAAAAGACATACAAAAGTACGGAGAAATACAATATCTTAAGGGAAGATTGGATGAATTACAAAAAGCCTACCCAACAGTGATGGATTTGGGTAGAAAACGTAAATTAGACATGAGAATTCAGAAATATTACAATAAACTTATGTTAGTTGATGAATTAGCGTACCATTTATACCTTGTAGAGACATTAAATAGACAACATTCTAAAGAAAAATCTAAAAAAGACGTAAAAATGCTGTTAGAAGACATTTTAAAGGATGAAATGATTAATAATGGGGATTTAATTGATAGAATTAACAAACAAATTGATAAATACATGGATTAATTACACTTTTCCGTGTACATATTTCATTTTATTTATCTTTTTAATGATTTTATTAGCTCTTTTTCTTAATTCTTTAGCACTATAGTCGATAAAATCTCTAACTGACTTAAATTTCTTAACAAAAGGTATATTATAAGCGGTATTAATTAAATGCCAGTTAATATCTAGGTCATAACGTTCTTTAAATGACTCAAAATCCTTTGTAGCTATCTGTCTAACCATGTTTTCGTAAGCAGAATTGCCATCAAAAGTATTTTCTAGATAAGGACCCGTTTCTAGGTTAGATAAATAGTAATAATACTTTAAAATATCTTTTACAGGACCAACTACATCATGATTTGACATTAATTGGATAAAATCTCTGTTATAAAGTTCTTTAGACTCTTTAGTTTGTTCTATATTTGGTTTGCCTCTAGATATTCTATTGTAATCTTCCCATGCATGTCTCATTTCATGATTTAATGCTGATTTTAAACTATAACTACCTTGTCCTTGAACTAATTTTGGTTGTACGTAGAGTAAAACAACGTAGTTACCATCATTATCGTAACCAGAATGTTCTTGGCCATACCCAGTTAACCTATCATAATAGTCAATTACAACATAATCTATTGGAAATTGGTCAAAAGCTTCAGGGTAATCATAACCATCAATGATTAATCTTGTTTTTTCTTCTGAATTTGTAATTATTTCATTATAAATAATATCTGTCCATACTCTAGATTCAAAAGAAATTCCGGCAACCTCATTTATAGGTTTTTTAGATTCAGTAATAGATTTTTTAAGTCCAATAATTTTTTTCCAAGGTCTATAATATGATGGAAATCCGTAATCAGGATTCCAATTGTAGAACTTTAATTTATTTTTTTCACTTTTTAATGTTACTAAATACGAACTACCTCTAGTAGTAGTTTGTTTTCTTTCTACAGTCCAAATAATATTACCCCCAGGTGGTATAAATTTATCACCAACATTAACATCATTTCCATAATCTAATGTTGTCTCAAATCTTTCTTTATTAAAATCAATTTTATCTCTTCTAGTTGGTATTGTAGTCGTCATCCAACCCAAATCGTTTTCATCAGATTCCCATAAAAAAGAATTATTTAACTTTGTGATTTTAATATTTTGTGATAGGTATTTATCACCACAAATCATAAACATACATCTTCCATCTGAACAAATTTGTTTGTGTTCTTCGTCGGCAAAACTATCAACCCAATCTGAATTAAATCCATAATAATCAATGTTAACATGTATTAAAATAGTTTTTTTTGTAGTCGCATTATCAGGTTGTATTTTATCACAGTCATCAACAGCTAAAACTGTAGCATTAATATTTTTATGAATTTTACCCCCCGAACCGTCAGTTGATACATTTTCCCAATCTGGTAGTTCGTTTATTAAAATATTATCACCGACATTTAACTCCAATTCTGCATCACAAATTGTCATAGGTTCCCCCATTGAAGTTGTTAACCACGACATATCTTCGTCAGATTCACTAATTAAATTATTATCAACTAAAAACATAAATTCATCAATATCAACCATTTGGTATTTACCACCATAAGTAGGGTCATCCATTAAATCTGTGTTATAGTCAACCCAGTAATTAAATTCAATTGGGGTACCGTATTCATTGTATTGCCAACTTGGTCCATTATCAGTTGGTTCGACATAAAAATATTTTGCTGCATCAACATCTATATGTTCTACATCATAACCTAAATCCCCTAATTTTCTTAAAATATCTTGTTTTGTTAAAGAAGGGTCATGTGAATGTCTCATTGGTGCTGGTCTTAATTGACTAACATCAATAACATAACTTTTACTTTTTTTCAGTTCCTTTTCAGGTTCTTGGTTTTGAATCCAATCAAATTCTTTAGACTCGTTAACACTATTTGTAATATATTTATCACCATTAATAACAATAGCATTATGGTCTTTAGCGGTTATAAATAATTCTTGTTCTTCAAATCTAGGGTCTGGTTTTCTACTCCATTTAAAATCATCATCTTTAATTTTTGATAATAAAATTTTCTTTTGGTCCCATTGGTCTGAAGGCATTCTTTTATATCTTGGGTTCGATGTATCCCAATTAAAACATTCAAAAAATTGTATTTTATATGAGTGGTCTTCATCGGTAATATACTCATTAGGTCCTTTAGTGTAAAAACTAAAACCCATTTCAAATAATTTATCTTGTATCGGTAACGTTTGGTCTAGGTAAACCCCGTCCTTAAAATAAATTACAAAATTACCTTTTAAAGCATCTTCTAAATTATCACTAAAAGTTAGTTCGTCTTTAATTGACCAATTTGGGTCATAAAGTCTAATTTCACCTTTTTTAATTAATTCTTTAACATAAGGAACAGATTTCCTACCACTACCACCACCATTTATATCTTTAAATTTATAAAATTCTATTTGGTGTTCGTTATCCCAACTCCTACCAATATATTTTTCAGGAAACCAATAATAACCATTGCCTGCTTTGATGTCATAAACCTCACCAGGTACTAAATCAGTTTCTATTTCTTGTGCCCACTTAAAATCACCAAAGTCATCAGACTCATTAATTTTGTCGGCTTTTTCTATTTTATAAACTTCTAAATTACCGTCACTTGCCAAAAAATGTGGTTGGTCTATACCAATACCAAGAAGTTTTTTAATGTCATCAGTGGTATTAAAGGCAATACCATTTAAATATTTTTTATTAAGGCCACCTGTTATAGTAAAAACACCATCTATGTAAATTTCACCATCACCCTCTTCATTATCAGCATTACCCCTTAACCATAATTTATCACCAACAGTTAATGTTTGACTATCAATGTATTCTTGTAATGTAGGGTTTGTTGATTTAATCCAATCTAACTCACCATTTACTTCAGATTCACTTAAATTTTTCTTGTTGACATTAATCATATCATTTAAAAGAATAGTCAATAAACGTGTTTGTGATAAATCTTCATAAGAATCAAACTGATAATATTCATCAGTTTCAGGGTCTAATCTATAAAATCTAACAGTAAAAGTTTTACCATATTTATAGAGTTCGTAAAAAGTATCATATAACCAAACCTTACCAAAATATTCACCACCTCCACTTGTTGTGTCCCAATCTAATTCTAGTTCGGCAACTGGTACATGTTCTTTAATAAGTGAAGATAATTTTTCTATAAACCCTTCTATGTCCTTACCTATGTCACCAATCCAACTTAAATCATTATTTTCTTTAGATTCACTTAATGATGTACTACTAAATGGATTATCTATAATAATTTCACCCTCAACAAGTTCATAATCTAAACTACTATGTTGTAGTTCTTTATCTTTATTGGCCCATATAATACCACCCCCATCTTGAACCATTTCATCTGGAGAAAATGGGTTATAATTGTCTCCAATTCTTCTTGAAGCCCATTCATATGACATGGATTGTAATATGTTTATAATATATTTAGATTCTTCAAAAGAGTTAATAATAATACCAACGTCATCAAACCCTTTAAAATAATATAACTCTAATGGGTTCGGTATTGTGTTTTTAATCCAATCCAAATCATTTTCTTCAGATTCATTTATATGTAAAGCTGCCAAATATTTTTCCACAGGACCAGCGGTACAACCAACTTTTGTATTGTCTTCTTTTTTGTAAACACAAGTTTTACCTTTATCTTTTTTACTCGTACCTTTTCTGGTGTAATATGGCATTATTATAATCTTTTTAGATAAATATCTTTTATAGTGTAAAAATTAATATTATCTTTGTTATATGGAAAATAAAGATTTAGATTGGATTGATGACGTAAACCCTATTATCTATTTTGATAACTTGGAATTTAAACCTCACCGACTTGGTAGAGGAGCTGTTCAAGCTACAGGACACTTCCCTGTTAACGGAAAATGGTATTCTGTTGTTGGTGGTGGTATTGGTTTATATGGTGATGGTGTTACTACTTTTGAGGTGTGGGGTGACGACATGGATGACCCGATGGGGTATCTTACCATAGATGAGGTTAACGAATGGTTACTTCAAATGCAAAGCTAATATTTATTACTATGGAAAAAGAAATTGTATACGGTGTTGTTGATAAGAATAGTAGTTGTGACTCTTATGTTGGATTCTTTAAGAAAGAGGAGGACGCTATCAAAGAATTACAAAATCAAATTAAATACATGGCCTTTGACTATGGTATTAAAGATTTAAAAGTTGTTGGTGATAAAGTTATAAAAACTGAAAACGGTAAAGAGGTAATTCTTTACGCCGTCCATAGATACGTTTTACGTTAATAACGTATTTATTAGGACTTTCTTTTTTTATTAATTTTTTCTCTTAGTTTCGGTGAAAATATTGAGGCAATCATTACAAAAGTTATAACAACCATAACAAGATACGTAGGTATAAGTACCACATTCCAAGAATACCCAAGAACAAACTTAAGGATAAGTAAAACAAAAGTAGGTACTAATGTGGCAATTATTCCTCCAATAAATAAAAAACCAATTACGGTAAAAAACGTGAATAATAATCTAAAAAAAGTTTTCATAAAACAATATTATTGAATAATTCAAAAATTGTCAACATAAGAAACCATATGTTTTGATTTTCTACTATAAGTTTTATCTGATTTATGTACTTTGTGTGTAGAAACCCACCCAGTAGAATTTTCCAATCCTATTTCACGAGATATTTTTCTATCAAGTTTAATAGAATCTTTTTTTGTAAATCTACCGATATGTATCTGTTGTGTTTTCATAATAACAAATATAAGAAATTAATTAATACAAAGTTTCTAAAAGAATTTAAAAATATTTTAAGATATTTATAGTTATGAATCTTAAAAAAATCATAAAGGAAGAGTTGGAGGGTGATTGGTCTTGGACACAAGAATATCCTAATATATGGATTTCTTATCAATTGTTACTTTTTGACGAGACCCCAACTAAAGGGGAAGTAATTAAATTTATTAATGATGCCTTTAATTCGGGTTTGGTTAGTTCTGAGGCAATAGATTCATGGAGGGATGAGGGTGTAGAAAATGAATCAGAAATCATTTATAATGATGCACTAATAGGTGAATCACCTTATTTAAGAATAGATTTAAATGATGGGTGGTTATACTATGGTACAGGTTACCAATATGTTGTGAATAACTACCCAGAATTAAGAAAAATAAATTTTTCCGAAGCAAAAAATTATTCCATTAATGAATCAACAGGTTTTGAATGGATAGATGATATAACACCTGAAGATATTAAATTTAAGGTGGGTGACACCATAAAAGTTAAAAATATTGGTA